TTCATCCCGAACGGCGAACGCCTGTTTCGTTTGTATCATCGATTAACCCCTTTTTCTTTTCCCCTTTTTCGGGGATTTCGCGGGCGCGGGCGCGGGCGGCGACTGGTCGCCCTGGTCGCCCTGGTCGGACGACGCGGGCGCGGGCGAAACGGAAAACGCCGCCTTGTTTTTCGGCGGCGAAACCATTTTATTCGACGGCGCGGCAACCGCTTTTTCGTTTACGGCGCGCGCAAGTCCGGCGCGCCGTAATTCGTCCAGGCGCGCGACGGTCGTTTCGAATCGCTGTCCAGGACGTAATCGCCCTTCTTTTCCGGTAAACGACCGGACGGCGACCGCCGATGTCCTGGTTTGTTTTGACCGAATCATCCTGTCCCCCTGTTATGGTTAAGGCGCGGGGGGAACAGTCCCCCCGCGCCTGGATTGCGCGGACCGATGTTATACGGACGGGGCTTCGTCGAACGCGCCCTTAACAAACGCTTCCGGGCGGAACGTCGCAAGGGCGGCGCGTTCCTCGGCGAGCAGAGCGAGCAGGTTTTTCCCGAAAAAGTCTTTATGAGAATCGGAAACCCGAATCATCGATTGTTCGCGGTCGTAAAGGGTCGCGCCCATTTTGAACGCGCCGACCAGGAATTCGCCGACCCGAATCGCGGTCGTATCGACGACCGGGACCCGCCATAACCGGGGCTGTCCGCCGTCGTTAACCGAAATCCAGATATACCGGGATTCGGAATCCTTTGTCAGTTCGATTTCTTCCCAGTCCGTCGGATGAACGACGACGCCGTCGACCGGATATTCGGCGATACGCGCAAGGGTCATCGCGCGCCGAATCGCGTCGATAACGGTATCCCCGACTTTCCCCTGGGACCAGTTGTAAGATTGACAGGCGATGTTCGCCATAATCCCCAGGATGTTTTCGCCGGTCCCGTCGCCGTAAAGGACTTGTTCCTCCTCGACCAGGGACAGTCCGTAAATCAGACGGGAATCAATCTGTCCCCGTAACTGGGACGCGTCCGCCAAAATTTGACGGGAAACCGGAATCAGGTGCGCGATGGTCCGAACCGGAACGGATTTCAGTTCGTACGCGATGTTCCCTTCGGGTTTCGTTTTCCCTTCGGCGGTCGGGGCGAAGAATTTCGACGTAACCGGGTCCCCGGCGGTTTTACCGGCGGTTAACCCGACGGTGATGATTACGGTGTTCGTATCTTCGTCGATTCCGTCGGCGGCGATAACGCGGTTTTCCCCGCCGATGTTAATGGTCTGTCCGACATAAAGTCCGGCGACCGATTCGACGACGATGTCCGTCGCGGCGGCGAGCGCATCGGCTGTCAGGATGGTATACAGGTTCGAAAACCCGATTTCCTGGACATATTCGACCGCGTTCGACCCGGTCGAATCGACGGTTAACAGGTCGCGTAACCGTAACGCGCGGGTCGGCGGAACGATGATTTCGGGGACGCGCATCGGGATAACCATCGCGCCCGCCGACAGTGGGTCGGACGTAATCGCCTTTAACATCGACCCCTTGATTTCGAACGGATGGGACGACAGGGATTTACGGGCGACCATTTCCTTGTACTGTTCGGACCCGATGAACTGTTCGCCGAACGACTTCGGGGCGTCGTCGCCGCCGAACGGAACGCGACCCGCCTTTTTCTCTAATTCGTCGGCGCGGGCGGTCGCGGCTTTCGCCTGTTCGACCAGTTCCATAATCCGGGCGTCCTGGGCGTCGATACGCTTCGCAAGGTCGGAACGAACCGCGCCGATTTCCTTTAACTGGGCGTCCCTGTCCTGGACCAGTTTTAACATTTCGGCGACTTGCGCCTGTAACTGGTCGACAACTTGTTTCAGTTCCATACGTTAGTTTCCTTTTCTCAAAAGGTTAAGGGATTGTTCGATTGATTCCGACAGGGACTTTAACTGGTCGCCTGTCGCGGTTTCGGGCGACTGGTCGGGGACCGGGTCGCCGGGGGTCGGGTCGGATTTCGGCGTATCCGTCGGGCGGGTGTCCTGGTCGGACGGCGCGCCCTGGGGGACAGGTGAAACCGACGAACCGCCCAGGGCGTCCAGTCGTAACGACAGGGCGTCGACCTTTTCCGCAAGGTCGGCGACCGTCGGGTCGGAACGGTCCCAGGGCGGGATTATATTTGGATTGTCGAATTCGCGGGACATTTTTTCATAATACCGGGCGATATGGGCGCGGACCCCGGCGACATCGTCGTCCGGGATGTCGACCCCGCCGCGCGCGCCTTGTAACGCGGCGGCGGCGGCGATGATTCCCTGGGGGACGGCGACCAGTTCGTCGTTAACGATGTCGGCGAACCCCAGTTTATACGACCCGAAATTTTCAGGATTTTCGTTATCGAACCAGAAAAACGCGCGGGAATAATTTTCGTTCGGACCGTCGGCGGCGTCCGCCCATTCGCGGACCCGACGGTCGGCGGCGGTCGCGTCCCAGGCGCGGTCCCGGGGCGTCAAAGGTAAATCGCGGAACCGGGTCGCGCCCTTTTCCGATTCGGGAACGAACAATCCCGCCGCGTCCTGTTTCAATCCGAACGCGGAAACCAGGGCGTTAATGAACGCCTGGGGCGTAACCGCGCCGGACTGGATTAACGACTTTACGCCCAGGATGTCCGTCGCAAGGTTCGCCGGAAACGGAACCGGCGAAATTTCGAACAGGGCGATTTCTTTTAAATGGTTGTAACCCGTTTCCGGGTTTTTCGTCGCGCGGATTGTATTGTATCCGATGGACATTTTATCGACGACGCCGTCCCGGATGTATTCCAGGCAGTCGTTACCGAACTGGGTTTTCGTAACGCGCGCCTCGAAATATAAACCCCGGTCGTCCTCTTTAAGAACGGTCGGAAGTCCCAGGGGGTCGCGATGTAACCATAACAGTTTAATCCGACGCGACTTCGGGGGTCCCCCCTCTTTTATCGTTTTCTTGAACGCGCCGGTATCGACGACATCGCCGACGGCGTCGGCGGGCGGACCGAATGTCGACGCGTATCCGGTTATCGTCCGACCGTCGCCGTCCGCCTTAACGTCGAATTGACAGGCAAAGGTTTTAAAGTCCATCATTTTATCCCCTGTTAAATGTTACCTGATTCGATAAACGGTGTAAAGGTAAAAATACCGACCTGTCCGTCGCGGACAAGGTTATGGGTTTCGCGTTCCAGGAAAATCGTATACGGGATTTCTTTACCGGCGGTTTCGGGATACGCTTGACAGGAATTGACGAACCGTTCCAGGCGGTCGTCCCATCGCGACCGGATGAACCAGTTACATCGCCGACATTTTGTCGATAACGGTTCCATTATGCTTTCGGGACCCCTATTTGTTTACGGGCGATTTCCGTCCCCTTTTTAATAATCTGGGACATTAGGTTTTCCGACCCCTGTCCGAAAACAGCATCGATGGAACCGGGGACGAACTTCGGCGACGAATAAATGGTAAACATTTCGGCGAACGCTTCCCCCTCAGTATCCCGCGCATATTCAGAAACGTAATTACGTAACGTCCCCGCTTTTTTATGCTTAATGTAAAAGTCGAACCATTCTTTCGTTAACGCCTGTCCGACCTTGTCGGCGGCGTCATAACCGCAATGTCTATGATATAAATGTCCCCATTCGTGGCGGATTGTTAACCCGATTAAATCTGTCGATAACTTTGTTTCCTCATAAACGCGTAACGCCGCCCAGTCACGAACGGTCCCATCTATCGACGACCGTTTCGTTAACATCGCCGCGTAATTTTCGCCGGTCCCCAAAGGCGCGCCGGTTAACCGGCGGTTCGTCGAAATTATCGGACTTTCGACGACGAACCCTTTTCCTTTTTTATATTTCAATCTCGGCGGCGAATACATCCCCGCCGCGCCCCTATTGTCCAATGATTTAACCTGTAAAATATTCGGGCAGGCGTCCCCGATGGAACGACATCGCGTAATTTCGGCGTCGATAGTATTTAACATTTCCAGGCGGCGAACGTCCGACATTTCCTTTTCGAACGTAACCGACGACTTTCCAGGGGAATATGGAAAAGGTTTTCCATACGGTCCAATGTATCCCGTACCGCCGTCGGCGATATGTCGTTCCAGGCGGGCGCGCGCTTCCGGTATCGATTCCGCCGGGAACCATCCCTTTTCCGGGACGACGTTCGACGGCGGGACATCCGTCGGCGGCGCGGCGGGTTTCGGCGCGCGCGGTTTCCTGGGTTTCGGTGGAATCGGTTCCGGCGGGGTCGTCGTAATCCCCGGCGTCGGCGGCGCGGGCGGAACCGTAATCGTTACCGGCGGCGCGGGAATCGGTTTCGGCGCGGGCGTCGGCGGTTTCGGCGTCGGGTTCGTCGATGTCGGAATCGGCGGCGCGGTAACATTCGGCGGGATGTCGTCGACGGACGGCGGGACATCGGTCGTCGGCGGGGACGCGGGCGCGCCCGGATGGGGTTTCGCCGGTTTGACATTGTTCCGCGCGACCTGGGACATCGGGACGACTTCGTAAATTACAGTACATCGACAATTCGGATGAACCGGCGGGACCAGGACGTTCGGTAATTTGTCGGTTACGCCGGGGAACGTTTCATCGATTCCGATGGTTTGTTCGTCCAGTTCCGAACAAAATGGACAGGTCCGTTCGTCCGCCGATGTCGAATATTTTTTGATTACGATGTAATCGTTAAATAATCCCTGTTCCTGGGCGGTTTTAATTCCGTCGAATGTTCCGTATTCATACGCGAACGCGGTTTCCGTCCGGGCGATTCGTTCCGCGCGCCGCCGTAACAGGAACCCCGAATACTGTTCCGTCCGATGGGTTATTTCCTTTTCGGATAACCCGGCGATGGTTAACAGGTCCCGACGGCGCGCGACCGCCGCCGCTTCCCGTTCGGTTAAACCGATAACCGGACGGATATACTTGTCCAGGACTTTCGGTCCGACGCCCTGGTCGACGGCGTAATGTCGGACGATGTTACGGACGGCGCGGACCTGTTCCTGGTATAGATCAACGGTTAATTCCGCGCCGCGCGCGGAAACCCAGTTATCCATCCGTTTTCCGACTTTCGGAAAATCATACGAAACGCCCAGGGCGCGGGCGACATTTTTCGCGGTATAGTCGCCGCCCTGGACCCATCCGTTTCGCCATTCCGGGTCCAGGGTCGTATTTACATAATTCGCGTAATCCCTTTTCCATCGCGCAATCCAGGCGGGGTCCAGGTCGCCGTCGCGGACCGCGTTCCGTAATTCCTGGTATTTAATCGCGTCCCGTTCGGCGTTCCAGGTCGAATATAAAACGCGGGCGACCCGTTTTTCCGCCGGGTCCATATAACGCCGTAATTCGACTTCGATGTCGCGGGAATTTATCGGGATGGGTTTTTCCCAGGGGAACGGACCCTGGGGAAACTGTCGCGCCGGTCGGGGCGCGCCGGTTCCGGTCGGGCGCGCAAGGGGGGACGTAATCCCCGCGCCGTAAATATCGCCCGCCGCCTTTACGACGAACAGTCCGGGTCGTCGGGCGACGACCGCCGGTCCCGCCGCGTAAACGCGGGGAATCGGCGTTATCAATTTACGGCGCGGTTTCATCCGTTATTTATTCTTCGGTATCCAGGTCGTCGGGGTCCGGTTCGTCGATTTCGTCCGGTTCGGGTTCGTCGTCCATACCGGGCGGGGACCCGCCGGGGATGTCCCCCAGGTCGCCGCCGCCGGTCGACGGTTCCATCGACGACGGGATGTAACCGACATCGCCGCCGGGGATGTCGTCGAACCCTAGTCCCAGGCGTTTGTTTATTGTATTGAACGGGACGCCCATACCGAACAGTTTCGTCCCAGTTTCGACCTTGCGCTGGAACAGGACTTGTAACGCCTGGACGCCGGACGTATCGTAAACGATTCGGACGTTCGCGCCGAATTCGGGGGACAGGCAAAAGTTATAAACGTCCAGGATGTCGTCCAGTAACGGGACCATCGTATCCGCCCAAAAAATAACGCGGGCGGTTTCAATGTTCGTTAATGTCGCCTTGTCGTAAATCCCGACCAGGGGCGGCGGGACCGCGAACGCCGCGCAAATTTCTTCGCGGGTTAAAACGCGGGACTTTACGAAATCCATTTCCGCCGGGGTTAAGGCGAACCGACGATAATCGGCATCGTAACCCATAACAAACGGGCGATGGACGTTCGCCGGTCCCATTAACTGATTTTCTAACATCGCGTTCGCTTCCGCGAACTGTTTCGGCGACAGTTCCTTTTTTAACGTTACCATACCATCGGGGACGGCGCGGTTATTCATCGAAGAATAATTCCAGTTTACGGCGGCGACTTCCATATCGACGGTTTTCCCCGCCGCCATTAACGGCGAAATCCCCCAGTATTCGTTCGCCGGGTCGATGAAACGAAAATGGATAATGTCGCGCGGGTCCAGTTTTATCTTTTTCCCGTCGACGGTGTATTCGTAATAACCGATGTAATCCTTTGTCGACGGAACCGGGCGAATTTTGTCCGGGCGTAAAACCCATAATTCGGCGGGTTTCCCCCGGACCCGGACTTTCGATAACAGGGCGTTCCCCCCTAAATCTAAATGGGAAACGACCGTTTCGGTTAAATCCTGGAACGAATATTTATTGTTCGGGCGGGTGATTAAATCGGACAATCCGGGGACGTAACGGTCGACCCATACGCCGTCGACCTGGACCTGGGTTTTCAAGGGAACCGACGCCGCCGCCTTCATTCGTTTCGTGATACAGGCGTAAACCCAGGTCGCCGCCTTATAACCGAACTGGACCGCGACATCCGTCGACCAGGATGTATATATCGGACGGTCGGCGATGGTCGACGGAATCAGTTTATACGATGGAACGGACTTTTCCTGGAACGGGATAACGTTCGACGCGCGGTTTACCGGACCCATTATCACGGTCCCTGGAACCGCCGGTCGTTTATCAGTTCGCCGAATTGCTAAATTTCCCATCGCCTAACCTTGACATTAAAAGGGTTTCGTTTCCGTCGTCGTCCATTAAAAACGTTATCGCCCATACGAACGCGTCCAGTATGTCCTTTAATTCGTCCTCTACCGGAAACGCGTATAACTGGTTTTCCAGTTCGGGGAATACGCCGACGAAATGTACGCGACCCTGTTCGCAAAGTAACGCGACAGGTTCCGCCCTGGTCGACTTCCCCCTGGACGCCCATACCGTCGAAAAAGGCGCGTCGTCCCATTCCTGTCGGATGGTATGTTCGACCATATCGCCGCCATTATTCTTTTCGCCGATGATATGGTCCGCGCCGAACTGGTCGTATAATTCAATCGCCTTGCGCGCCCAGGTCCCAGGGGTTACGCGGTATCCGTCGCCGAACAGGACGTAATAATCCCCGTCGACCCCGCGACCGGCGACGACCTGTCCGGTTTCCGCGCCCTTTTTCCGGCGCGCCTTTTTCCCCGCGCCGTTCGACGCCGGGGTCGACGCCGCCGGGTCGATTGCGACGACGACCCGTTCCAGTTCCGGCGCGACAGAAACGCGGGCGTCGTCTATCCAGGCGGATTTAAACATCGCGCCGTCGATGTCCTCTATCAGTTCGCCCTTTAATTCCTGTCGTCCCAGGCGGGTCCCGCCGTATTTATCATAAAGGCGAACGCGCGCCTTTTCGGACAAATGGGGATTGTCGTCCGTCGTCGCCCTGGTAACGACGACGCCGGGTTCGTTTAGTAACGACTTTAACGACGCCCGTTTTTTCGGGGTCGTCGTCGCGATAAACTTCGGGTCGGGTCCCAGGCGGTTTCCGAACCGGGCGTTATCGATTGTTTCGTCGTCCTGGATTGCGATTTCATCAATCCATAAAAGGGTCGACTGGGGACCGCGTAATCGGTTCGGTTCGTCGCCGGAAAAAACCTTTACCTGTCCGCCGCCGATATGTTTCAATTTTAAAAGGGTTCGATGATAGGAAACGAATTCGTTTCGGAACAGGGTCCATAACCCGGACGGACCCTCTAAAATAACGTCCCGCGCGTCGTCGCCGGTCGGGGCGATAATCATAACCCAGGCGTCTGGACCGAATTCCCGTAAATGTTCGACGACCGCGTTAACGCCCGCGTATGTTTTCCCGGACCCGCGACCCGCCATAATAACCCAGGTCGACCAGGGTCCGGTCGGGACCTTTTGATGGTCCAGTAACGCGGCGCGGGTTCTTTCCGCGCGTTTTCGTCGCATTATGTAAAGGGTTTCGACCAGGGCGATGTCGGGTTCCCCGGTCGTCGGAATCAGGTCGGCGGCGTTACTGTTATTCGACAATTCCCCGACCCTTTGATTTAACGCCCAGGTAAACGGCGACGAATTCGTCGGGGTCGTAACCCTGGGCGACCGCAAGGGCGCGGATTTCGTCCAGGGACGGGGCGATGGAAACGACCTGTTTTTCGTTCCATCCCTCTATCCGCTTGTAATACAGTTCCGCCGCCTTGACATCCCCCGCCGTCGCCTTTTTCAGTAACGCCCGGTCGACGGAAAACGAATGTCGCGCGCATCGTTCACGCCGGACCTTTAACGCTTCCGATTCGATGTCGGACAATTCCTGGACTGTGAATACTCGATAAAGGCCGGTTCGGTTTCGTAACCCCAGGACGCGGGACGCAAGTCCGGCGCGGGACAGGGGTTCATTTTCGGGGTCGCCTAAATATTCCAGTAATTTAATTCGACATTGTTCTTTTTTATCCATCGGGTAATCCGTCCAGTTATGTTATTCCGCCGGGGGTCCCCGACCTTTAGGAACCAGGGCGGGACCCCCGACGGACTTGTGTTATATTGTCGGCGGTTTTTTCTTTAAAGTCAATCGCTTTTTTATTGACTTCCCCGCCGCCTTTTTATATACTCCCCCCGAATACTTTGTCCCGCCTTTGACCCCCGAATTTAAAATATCAGGTATATCAGGTTATATCAGGTCCATATCACTTGTAACCAGTTGGAATAATTCAAGTATATCAGACAAACGCCCTTTTTACGCGTATACGCGGGGGAAAAATTTTTTCTTTCATTACCATAATGTTTTGATATTAGTGATTCACTGATATACGTTAACGATAACGGGATGTTACGGGATTTTAAACCTGATACGAACCTGATATGTCAAGATACGTCTAACCATAGACCAGGGGAACGGTTTTTCGCGGTGTTTCCTGGTCCCCCTGTATACGCGTAAAGGGCGGCGCGCCCTGGTCCCCGACCCCCTGTTCCCCCAGGGGTCCAGGAAGTAACCCGGCGCGGGGTCCAGACGTCGTCCGCGCAACCTGGTTGTTCATCCCCGGCGGACACTGGTTCGTCGACCTGGGGATTTCCAGGGCGCGCCGTAATTTTTGCCGCTAACTTGCCGTGACTTTGCCGCTAAAATATTTTTCGTGGGGCGTCATTTTTTCGCTTGACTTGTGTCCCCCGATTTTAGTAAAATCATAATTACGGGATTTTACCGTCGAAAGAATTTTAGAAAGATAGAAAGCAAAGGGGAAACGATGAAAAAGGTAACTTACAAGGTTCGGATTAACGGCGTCCTGTTTACGCGCAAGTCGTTCCATCATTATCGCGCCGCCCTGGTCGTCCGCGACCGGAATAACCCGGACAGTATTCGGGTTCGGTCGTTCCATCATTCCGTCGACCTTGCGCGTTCCGCCGGGTCCCAGGCGGAAAATCACGGTATCCAGGTAATCGGTATCATCGACCTGGGCGACCATACGTCCGCGTCCGTTTCGACCGTTAATGGTTTCCGCGTCGAACTGGGGGTCGAATAATGAACAATCAAGAGTTAATCAAGGCGGCGACGGTCGGTTTAATGGCCGACCGCGCGGAATCGATAACCCTGGGCGACCTGTATTCGCGCGTCCAGGACCAGTCCGACCGCGTCGGCGTTAACGCGCCGTCCTGGGCGGCGTTCGTCGAATCAGTTCGCGAATGTCCGTTCCTGAAACTGGGACAGTATAACGGCGGCGACCTGGACGCGGTCGTCGCGTCGTTCGTTTATCCGCGGCCGTATTCGGTTATCCTTTGTTCGGACGCCGGAATAATCGCGACCATCGCGTCGGGCGTCGACCTGGAAACCGCGAAACGAATCGCCGAAAATTACCGCGCGGAACATTACGCCGAATTACAGGGTGATGTTACCTTGTCCGTCGCGTCGGAACAGTCGACGGCGGAAAAGGCAAAGGACGCCGTCCGGTCGTTTAACCGTTTCAAAAAATCGCCCTGTCCGTCCTGTCGCCGGGAAAAGGGTTTCGACCTTTTGATGGACGACGAAACGTTCCGGTCGTTTAAACAGTTCCGCGTCCATTGTCCAGATTGCGGGACGACCGGCGACTGGGCGTCGTCCGTCCAGGGCGCGGTCCGCGAATGGAACGCGAAACCCCGGTTCGTCGCCTGTCCGAATTGCGGGATGGACCATGATTTCGAAATCATCGACCTGGGAAACGTAACGAATAAATGGTCGGTTAAATGTCTGACTTGCGAAATGTCCGGTCCGGTTTCCGACCTGAAATCCCGCGCCGTCGACCTTTGGAATGGACTTCCCAGGGGGGACAAGTAAATGGGAAATATGGATTACTGTCGGTTCGAAAATACCGAACGCGATTTACGCGACTGTCGGGACGCCCTGGTCGAAAAGGGAATCGGGAAACTGTCCGGCGACGAACGCCGCGCCTTTTACCGGATGGTCGCCCTTTGTCGCGAAATGGTCGACCTTGCGGAACGCGATTCCTGGGGCGGCGTCCGCGTCGTAATGCGCGACGACATCCCGCCGGACGCCCTGGTCGTCGTCGGCGGGGACGATTACATCGTCGTTAAAAACGTCGGGGGGAAATAACGATGGACCTTAAAAACATTCCCGGACAGGACCATATTAAACGCGCGATACAGGTCGCGGTCGCCGGTAATCATTCCCTGTTAATCGTCGATTCGATGGAACCGGAAACGTTCGGCGAACTGCTAGTCCGCGCCGCCTGGGACCTGGGAAACCCGCGCGCGTTCCTAACGACGGCGGCGAACGAACGCCGGTTCCCGAAACTGGTCCAGGATTTCGACATCGTCGTCGACGCCTGTCGCGTTCCGGCAAAGGACCATCCCCGACCCCGGTTAACGAACGCCAACATCGCGCGCCTTGCGGAAAAAGTTTTCGATACGCCGCGCGTAACCTGGGACCCCGCCTGTAAACAGTTCGACGAATACCTGGACCGCCTGGGTTACGATACGTCGAAATCCGAACCAGTCCGCAAGGTCGCCGAAACAATCGCGCGCCTGGACGGGTCGCCGGTCGTCCTGTCGCGGCATTATTCCGAATCGTTAACATACTGGGGCGCGACCAGGATGTACGCGAAACCGAAACCCGAATGGACCTGTCCGGTTTGTTCCTGTGACGAACGGGTCCAGGTCGGCGGCGAATGGATATGTCGGGAAAAAATGGACATCGTCGCCGCCCTGGTATTCGGCGACCAGTGGAACGACGAACCGATAACCCGCGCCGAACTGGTCGCCGCTGTCGAACGACATCATATTGAAAAGGGGAACCGATGAAAAAACCGACGAACCGGGACAAGCGAATCGCGAAAATCGTAACGCGCGCCGTCGCGCCGTTCGCGAATAAACCTGTCGGCGAACCGGAATTAAAGGCAATGGTCGCCGCTGTCGCCGCCGCCCTGGAAAAGAACGGTTTCGACCCGGCGGCGTTCGATATTACCTTTTTCCAGGACCAGGACGGAATTGGGATGGACGTTTCCGAAAAAGGGGAACCGAATTGAAAACGAAAAACCTGGTTAAGCTGTCGAACCTTTGGGGTCGAATGACCCGCGACGAACGGGCGGCGGTTTGTTACGCCGCCGGGAAATCGAACGCCCAGGGATGTTATTACGGGGCGTTCGCCTGGGATGAAATCCCGGAATTCGTCCGGTCGGAAATCGGTCCGGTCCGTATCCCCCAGGACATCGCCGAATCGATTAACCGCCGGACGAAACCCGTCGCGGACAAGGCGACCGCCCGGTTACTGTCGGCGTTACCGGACAATCGACCGCCCGTCGTCGGGTTCCATATTTCCGAATCGGCGCGCGCCGCCTTGAAACGGGGGGACTTTTAAATGGAACCGTTAACCGAACCGAAAAAACAGTTCGTCGCGTACATGTATACGTCGCGCCGGACGGGTCGCCGGATGTTAGGAATTTTTCGCGTCTATTCGGACCGGGACGGTAATTCGTTACTGTTCCGTAACGGACGGGCGTATTTTTATCGTCCGGCGGACCCGAACAATAACCGCCCGGACGCCCTGATTTCGTTCGGGGCGCGCGGTGCGGTTTACATCCTGGGTTATAACATCGTTCCGGGGACCTGTTATCCGACCCCGGAACCGTTCCAGTTTCGCCCGTAAAGGCGTAGACTACGCCTTTACGACCAGGGACAAGGGAACGACATCAATAACCCCGCCCTGGGGCGACTGGACGCCCTGGGCGGGATAAACCAAAGGGGTTAAACAATGAAAATTTTTTTCAGGAAACCGCCGAAAAAACGGTCGCCGTCGGAATCGTCCCAGTTGAAACGCCGGGACCAGAAAAGAATCGCCCGCCGTCGGGCGGCGAACAAGGTCGCGCGCAAGGCGCGCCGCGTAACCAGGGGGTCGAAATGAATGTCGGGGATTATATCATCGTCGACGAATCCGAGGGATTATGAGCAAGGGGTTAATTGAAAAAATACGATTAACCGTTTGTATATGGTTCGACCATAAATGGGGGGAACCCGTTCCCCTGGTAGTATGGACCGCCTTCGACGGTAAAGTCGTAAAGGTTCCGACTGGACAGGTCGAACGGACTTGTAAAATTTGCGGAAAGAAAGAACGACATACGCCGCCGCCGGTTCATTATAATTGTCGGTGTAAAATATGAACGCGGTTGATATTTATCTCGCCTGTCCATTTACGGACCCGGACCCGGTCGTCCAGGCGGCGCGACATAACGCGGCGAATACGGCGGCGGCGCGGTTAATCGCCGCCGGGTTCGTCGTTTATTCCCCGTTAACCCATTCGGTCCCTTTGATGGAATACGGGTTCGGCGGGGACTGGGCGACCTGGGAACGGGTCGACCGCGCGTTCCTGTCCGTTTGTCGCGCCCTGATCGTAATGATTATTCCCGGATGGAACCAGTCGCGCGGCGTCCAGGCGGAAATCGCAATCGCCCAGGAAATCGGGGTCCCGGTTATTTACTGGAACCCCGCCGCGCCGCAAGGTTTAGACGCCGTCGAAACCTTGCGACGACTTTACGACGATGTTTTAGGTTCCCGATGTCGTTAGCCTTGTACGATGTCGGGGACCATTTTTTCGGACGATGTATAATATCCCGGTCGTCCCGGTCGCCTGTTCCGATGGAAACCCGACGGTCGTCCGTTCGTAAAAACTTTACAGGGACGGCGGGCGTCGACCCCCGGATACGGGGAAAACGACCGGGACGATTTTCGACTTGACATCGTCCCCCGTTTTTAGTATAACGGTAACGGATAGAATTTTAGAACGATAGAAAAGGACAATCGATGTTTAACTGGTTATGGAAATTATTCCGCCGTTCGCCCGCGAAACGACAATCGAAACAGGTCGGACAAGTCCTGGGGGTCCATCAAACGGACCAGGGGTTCGTCGTAACCGCCCGGATAACCGACCCCGATGTCCGCCGCCTTTTAATAAAACGCGAACACATTTCTATTGGGTATTCCGTCGGCGACCGGGTAACAATCGATGAACCAGTCCGCCGCCTTGAACGGGACGTTTTCGACGATGTCGACGAATGACGAACGACCTTGTTTATCTTGCGGGACGACCTGGGCGGTCGATGATGTCCTGTCGTATGAACCGCCGACCTGGACCATCGGGGAAACAATCGCCGAACGCGTTTGTTTCCTTTGTCGTTCCGGCGACCGCGCGGTCCGGTCGATTATCCAGGGCGATTTCGCGGTCGGACCGATGGTCCCGTTCGACTGGTCCGGGTTTTTCCTGGGGAACATTTTTATTTACGCCTGTCCGAAATGTCCCCCGCTAACGTTTCCGAACATTCCGTTACTGGAACCGAAAAGGGATTAACGATGGAAATTAAACAGGGGTTCGCAATAAACGTCGCGTCGGGACTGGAACTGGAATGTCTCGAATGTAATTCGCGGGATATTTACCTGGGAACGAAAATCGGTTTCGTCGTCGTCCCCGGCGGACTGGTCGCGCGAATTGTTTGTACGAATTGCGCGCGGTTCGTTTCCGTCCTGGTCGGGCGCGCCGTCCGCGCCGGGGACATTTGTCCGAATTGTTTGTCCGACCGTATCGTCCAGGAAATTATCGCGATGGAACTGGACGCCGTATCCGTCGACCTGGACAAGTCCGTCCGGGTCGAACCGGGCGCGGCGGTTTCCGTTATGGGTCGCGTAAAGGATTGTCGCCTGTCCTGTCCGAACTGTAAAACCGTTTTCCAGGCGGTCCGGTAATGAACCCGGCGGCGCGCGTTAAATCCATCGGGGACGCGGTCCGGGCGTTCCGCGCCCGCGTCGGCGACGTTTACATCGTCGACCATCGCGACGACCGGACGCGGTTACTTGCGCGCCTGTTCCCGGATGTCCAGGTCGCGCCGATGGACCGGGGGACCGGCGCGCCGCTGTCCCCGCAATATACGCGATGTCCGGTAATCAGTTTTAACCCGCCGTTTTGTTCCCCGCTGTCGTATGATTCCGACGCCGACATTCGCGCGATGGTCCGTTATCTGGACGGCGAATGGAAACCGTTAACCATAAATGAAAAAGAACAGGGCTTTATCGACGCGGTAAAAAAGAACGAAACTGATATTTGTTCGGGGTTAGGCGTTCCCCAGGAATACATAAACAAGTCACGCCCGCGTCCGACCGCCCGCGCGTCCGCGCCCGCGCGCGTCGTCCAGGCGACCAATTACAAATTTCGGACGACCCCCTATAAACATCAAAGGGACGTTTTCGAACGGTCCCGCGACTTGTCGTCGTTCGCCCTGTTTATGGAAATGGGAACCGGGAAATCGAAAGTCGTAATCGATAACGCCGCGTTCCTTTTCGCCGCCGGAAAAATCGACGGCGTCCTGGTCGTCGCGCCGAACGGAATACATCGTAACTGGATAACGAACGAATTCCCGGTCCATTTCCCGACCTGGACCAGTTACGTCGCCCATATCTGGACCGGCGCGAAAACGAAAACGGCGGAACGGGAAATCGAACTATTGATAAAACCGCAAGGCGCGCGCCTTGCGGTTTTATCAATGAACGTCGAAAGTTTTTCGACGGAACGCGGGGTCGCCGTCGCGCGGCGGTTCCTGTCCGCCGGTCGGCGAATGATGGTCGTCGACGAATCGACGACGATTAAAACCCCCGGCGCGAAACGAACGAAATCGGTTATCCGCTGTCGTTCGATTGCGCCGTATCGCCGTATCCTAACCGGGACGCCGATAACCCAGGGACCGTTCGACCTGTTCGCGCCCCTTGCGTTCCTGGACCCGGAAATCCTGGGGTTTACTTCCTTTTACGCCTTTAAGCATTATTTCGCGGTATGGGAAAAACGACGGAACGCCGCCCAGGGCGTCGACTATGAAGAATTGATAAATTATGTTCATTTGGACGAACTGGTCGCCCTGGTCGCGCCCCATTCGTTTCGGATTACAAAGGACGAATGTATCGATTTACCGCCGAAATCGTATTCCATCCGACCCGTTGAACCGACGGACGAACAGGCGCGACTTTACAAACGGATGTCCGACGAATTGATGGTCGAAATAAACGACCGGACCATCGTCGCGCCGATTGTCTTAACGAAACTGTTACGCCTGTCGCAAATTACCGGCGGGTTTATCGGGTCGGATGAAAACGATGTAACCGTGATTCCGGGCGGGAACCCGAAAGTCGACGCCCTGGTCGAAATCGCCGAATCGGTCCAGGGAAAAACGATTATATGGGCGCGATTCATTCCCGAAATTAAGGAAATCGCGCGCGCCTTGCGCGACAGGTTCGGGCGCGAATCGGTCGTCGAATACTGGGGCGGCGTCGATAACGATACGCGGGCGGCGAATATTGTCCGGTTCCAGGACCCGAACCATCCGGCGCGGTTTTTCGTCGGGACGCCGCGCGCCGGAGGAATGGGGATAACCCTAACCGCCGCCGGGACCGTCGTTTATTTTTCAAACGACTATTCGTTACAAACGCGTTTACAATCCGAAGATAGGTCCCATCGAATCGGACAAACGAAAAACGTCCATTATATCGACCTGGAAATGGTCGGGACCATCGACCAGGATGTCGTCGCCGCCTTGCGGAAAAAACAGGACATCGCCGAATTTATAAACCGGGATAACATCCGGCGAATAATGACGGGACAGGGGGTCGCGCGGGATGGACGGTAAATCCAAAGTCGTCGAATGGAAACGTCGACAGGTTATCGACTGGCATATCGCCCAGGGGATTTTCGCCGTCGACGGCGCGGGTCGAATTTACCGCGTTAAATTTCCATACGCGAATCGATGGGGTCGGGTCGTCGTCCCCGGTCCGGCGAAACTTGCGGACAAACATTTGTCGTCGAACGGTTATCGCCGCGTCGACTTGACATTTACGAACGGGACAAAGGCGAAATTTTCCATCGCCGCCCATTCCCTTGTTTTCCGTATCGTCGCCGGGTTTTTCGTTCCCGATGAATTCGTTATCCATCATATAAACGGCGACCGGGCGGACAATCGATTCGGGAACTTGCGCCTTGTTACCTGGGACCGAAACCAGGACTTATCGAACTGGTTACAGTTTTTTCCCGGTCGGACGCCGGACGCGATGGAAAACGACGCTTACTGGATTAAACGCGCCCTGGAACTGGGACAGGATTTCGCCGCCGTCGCCGGACGATTCGGGGTTCCCGTCGATACGGTCGAACGAATCGCCGACGGTCGGATGTTCGCTTACATTTAAAAAGGGCTTTCAAAAATGGGAAAAGTTTACATCGTCCAGGAACCTTTAAAACGCGACCAGGAAACCGGCGCGCGGGTCCCGGTTTTCGATTTCAGTCCGGCGGCGGTATACGGCGAATTAACCCCGTTACTGGGGTCGAATCGTTCGCCCTTGTCGCCGGGTCCCCTGGTCGCCGACATCCGGTCGAAACTGAAAAATTTTTCCGACGCTGATTCGATACTAGCAGTCGGGGACCCGGTCGTTATCGGAATCGTCGTCGCGGTCGCCGCCCGAACGAACGACGGTCGGGTCGCGATGTTAAAATGGGACAGGGAAACGCGGTCGTATATTCGGGTCGCGTTTAATATTCAATAACCAGGAACAGAAAAGGGGAACCGAAAATGTCCGATGAATTAAAGGATATGTTCGACGCCGACGCGCGGGTCGACGTAACCGACGACGACCTGGGGCGCGTTCGGAAACTTGCGCGCGACCTTTTGAACGTCCAGGCGACAATCGCGAACCTGGAAACCCAGTTGAAAACCCAAAAGGACGCCGAAAAACAGTTATCCGAAATCGACATCCCGACGGCGATGTCCGAAATCGGTTTGACGGACTTCCGCCTGGATACGGGCGAGCGGGTCGAAATCAAGTCCGGCGTCCGGGCGTCCATCCCCGAAAAATATCGGGACGCGGCGTTCAAATGGTTACGCGACAATAACCTGGGGTCCATCATAAAGAACAAGGTCGTCGCGATGTTCGGTCGCGGGGAAGATTCGGCGGCGACCGCCCTGGTTGATGAACTGAAAAAGGACGGGCGGAACGTCGAACAGGATATATCGGTCCCCTGGAATACGTTAACCGCCGTCGTTAAGGAACGCCGGGAACAGGGATTACCGACGCCCGACGACATCCTGGGCGTTTACGAATTCAAGTCGACGAAAATTTCGTCCCCGAAATCGTCGTCGAAAAAGTAACCGGGTCCTGGTATAACGGGACCATCTAACCAGAAAAGGGAAACGTTAATGGGAACAAGTAAGAAAAAGGGCGGCGCGCCGACGCCCGACGAAAAATCGACGGCGATGGTAAAGGCGGGCGCGGGGTCCGCGTTACCGGCAAAGGGAATTGATTTCGCCGCCGACGCGGGGATGGGTTTCGAAAATACGGACGCCGATTCGTTCGCGGTTCCGTTCCTGTCCATCCTGCAAAAAATGTCGCCGCAATGCGACCCCGATTCCGGCGCGTATATCAAGGGCGCGAAACCGGGCGACTTTTTCAATTCCGTAACCGGGGAAGTTTACGGCGATACGGTCCAGGTCGTCCCCGCCCATTTCGTCCGCCTGTTCGTCGAATGGGTTCCGCGCGACCAGGGCGGCGGGTTCCGGGGGTCCCATAAACCCGACGACGACATCGTCCGCAAGGCGACCAGGAACGACCGGGGGAAATTCCTGTTATCGAACGGTAACGAATTGATGGATACGCGTTACCATTTCGCGTTAATGATTCGCGACGGCGGCGCGTTCGTCCCGGTGTTAATCGCCTTTACGTCGACGCAAATTAAAAAGTCGCGGGCGTGGTTATCCATCGCCGACGGGATTAAATTCCGGTCGAAAGACAATCGCCTGTTTACGCCGCCCCTGTTCTCTCACGTTTACCGCCTGTCGACCGTTACCGAATCAAACGACCTGGGGACCTGGAAAGGTTACAAGGTCGAAATCGACCATCCCATCGGCGACGGCGAGCTGGACCTTTACCTTGCGGCGAAAGACTTCCGCGAACGCGTAAAGGCGGGGTCGGCGACCATCCCGAACGAACCGCCGCCGGACGCCGGGTCGAGGAACGATAACGACGACATTCCCGAAATGTAAGGGGGTCGCCGATGGTCGAACGATTCGCCGACAGGTTTCGCGGATTGTCCCGCGCGTATGGAATTTATACCATCGGGAAAAAGGACATCGCGAAAAATAAAGTCCAGGGACGCGCGCGGACAGTCCAGGGTCCGGTTACGCGGGACCTTTACGCCGCCCATATCAAAGGCGCGGCGGGACTTGGAATCGTTCCCATCGACGACGACGCGACCTGTCGTTTCGGCGCGATTGATGTCGACATATACGACGGTTTAAATATGGGGGAAATCGAAACCAGGATAAAGGGTTTCGGTTTCCCCCTGGTTATTTGTCGGACGAAATCCGGCGGAATACATCTATACCTTTTTACATCCGAACCGACGCCCGCGAAACTGGTCCGCGAAAAATTGATGGAATGGGCGATAACCCTGGGGTTCGGAAAAGTCGAAATTTTCCCGAAACAAGTCCAGTTAGCGTCCGACGACGACGTCGGGAACTGGATAAACATTCCATATTTCGGCGGCGATAAAACGGACAGATACGCGATTCGCGACGGCGCGCGCCTGTCCCTGTCCGCGTTCCTAGATTACGCCGACGCGGTCCAGGTATCGGTCGCCGCCCTGGTCGCGATAAAAACGCCGGGGGACGTTTTCCTGGACGGCGCGCCGCCCTGTTTACAAACGCTGTCGACCGCCGGGTTCCCGGACGGGACCCGCAATAACGGACTTTTTAACCTGGGCGTTTTCGCCCGGAAAAAATACGGCGACGACTGGGAAACCAAAGTCGACGAAATGAATTCGCGTTTTATGGACCCGCCGTTACAGTCGCGGGAAATTCAAACGATAATAAAATCGTTACGCCGAAAGTCGTATTCGTATAAATGTAACGACCATCCGATTTCCGGCGTTTGTAACCGGACGATATGTTTAACGCGGGAATTCGGTATCGCCGGAAACGACGACGACCCCGGCGTTACTTTCGGCGGACTGGTAAAAATTGAAACGACGCCGCCGACCTGGATTATCGATGTCGATGGGGTCCGGGTCGAACTTCCGTCGACGGTCGACCTGTTATCCCAGGAACGGTTCCGCGTCCTGATTATCGAACGGATGAACATATTACCATCGAAAGTCCGTCCGAAAGTATGGGACGGGATTATTCAAAGGTTATTACAAAGGGTCGAAACCATCGACGCGCCCCTGGACGCCGGAATCGACGGACAGTTTTTAACCCTGGTCGACCAGTTCGCGACGGACCGGGGGGTCGCCCGGTCCCGCGACGAAATCATCCTGGGGAAACCATGGGTCGACGACGGGCGCGTTTATTTCCGGGCGGGCGACCTGTTAAAATTCCTGGACCAAAACAGATTTTATCAAATAAAAACGGCGCGGGATGCGTGGCGAATACTGCGCGCCTTAAACGCCGGACATTCCCAGTTTAATATTAAAGGGAAGTGCGTTCGCGTATGGAACATTCCCGAACCGAAAAAAATCGACGGCGACCTGGACCCGCCGCGCGTCGATGAACGGGGGGACGACTTTTAAAGGGGAATAATAATGGGCGCGCTTATCGGTCCAAGATTAATAAGTCGACAGGAATGGGAACGAATGTCCGACCAGGAACGGGCGGAAGCATTTAACAAGTTACGAACCTGGGGGAAAAGACAGGATTTAATCAACGGGGTTTCGTTCTTTATATTAGCTGTCGGCGGAATAATATTTATCGGGATTATCCTTTTAACAATATAACCAGGGGGAACGGTAATGGTTAAATTCGGAATCGGTTTACTGGTCGGCGTCGTCCTGGTCCTGTTACGGAACTGGTCCCAGGACAGGAAATATAAACGGATGTTTTTCGCAATGGGTCGCGACCTTGCGGACAGGGAACGCCGCCGGAAACCGGACTGGTCGCCGCCGCGCCCGCGCGAACCGGAACCGCCGACGCCGCCCGCCCAAATAAACCTGTCGGGGCGGACCATCGGTAAATCGACGTTACAGGTTTCCCAGGTCGCGAAACTTCTGGAAACCGCCGACGTTATGATTTATGGACCGAAACAGGAACATTTCCGGGAATTACTGGACCGGGCGGGAATTAAATATGTAATCGAAATCGACCGGACGGTCGTCCGGCGAACGGATAACCCGAAACTAGCAAAGGGTGAACAATGAAAACGCTTGTATTCGATACGGAAACGACGGGGAAAGCAGATTTTAAAAACCCCGACAAGGTCGACAATCAACCGCGCCTTGTACAACTCGCGGCGGTCCTGGTTCAAACGACCGAAAAAGTCGCCGAAATAAAATCAGAAATTAACATCCTGGTAGACCCCGGCGTTCCGATTCCGCCGGACGCGTCTAAAGTCCATAAAATTTTCGACGCCGATGTTAAGGCGTTCGGGATGTCGACGAAAGTCGCTGTATCAATTTTCAATAACCTTTTAAAACGGGCGGACCGGATTGTCGGACATAACATCGATTTCGACATCCTGGTTATGCTGTCCGAATACCGGCGCGAAATCCTGGACCCGGTATTACTTCGGCGCGGGAAAATCCCCCGCGTTTGTACGATGAAAACGTCGACGGACATCCTAAAATTACCGGGTCGTTACGGTTACAAGTTTCCGACCCTGGGCGAAACGTATTCGTATTTTAAAGGCGCGCCGCTGTCGGGCGCGCATAACGCCCTTGTCGATGTCCGGGCGACTGTCGACATCCTGGTCGCCCTGGAAAAAACAAAGGCGAAATTAACCGGCGGGGATTTTTAAATGGGCGGCGCGGACGTAAACTGGGACGATATGATGTTACGCCGGAACGTCGCCGCCGCCGTCGACGCCCTGATAAATGGTCGGGAATTCAACGTCGGTTCCGACGTGGCGGTATCCTGGTCGAAACAAATTTCGTTTATATTTTATGATAGCCCGCCCCTAAACCTTTACCTGGACGGGACCCTGGTCGCGTCCCGAATCGGAACCAGACAGGGACCAGGTTTTAATTTCGCGATTTTCTGGGACGCTGAAAAACGCGACTTGATTTCGGTTATAATATCCCTGTTAAATCGCCGGGGGATTACGATTACCATCCCCGGAAACCTTAACGAAAAGGACGCCGAATAATGAAACAGTTAACTTTGACGGACGGGAAAATTTTTCGCGGGGCGACCGAACTGGACATCGCCCAGGGGATGAAACTGTTCGGTTATTATCAAAAAAACAGGACATTCGACCAGTTCGTCGACTGGTTCGTCGCCGATGTCGCCGACGTCGTCCTGGGCGTTACGCTTAATGTTCCGGCGGGACCCGACGCGGAACGCGCCGTCGCCCTGGTTAACGAAATGGTTCGGACAAATATCGCGACCTTGTCGTAATGGACGGCGAAATCATAACCCGCGACGACCTGGAACAGTCGTTAACGGACCTGGGGGTCCGGCGTTACCGCGTCGTCGAAATCCGACCGGCGCGGGTCCTGGTCGTTTTCGTCCGACCGGATAAACAGGAAATCGTTTTCGAAAACCTGTCCGACCGGATGGTCGACGGAATCGGGTTTTATGTCGGGACCCTGGGGAACTGGGAATGTTTAATCCGGCGTCGGGATTACCATATAATTTAAACCTTGTCCTGGGCGGACCAGGGTCCGGGAAAACGACCCGGTTACTGGAAATCCTGGACGCGGAACTTTCGCGCGGGACGCCGCCGGACCGAATCGCGTTCGTATCGTTTACGCGCAAGGCGGTCCGGGAAGCAATCGACCGCGCGACGGAAAAGTTTAAACTGGTCCGCGACGACTTCCCGTATTTTCGGACGATTCATTCCCTTTGTTTCCGCGAACTGGGACTGTCCCGGTCGACCGTTATGTCCCCGAAAAATTTCCGCGAACTGGGGGAACTGTTAGGCGTCGAAATCAAAGGGGACTTGTCCGCCGGGGACGATGGACCGTTTACGATTCCCCTGGGGGACCGAATGGTTTTCCTGGAATCATACGCCCGCGCGGTCCGTTGTCCCCTTGCGACGATTTATTATTTATACGGCGGCGACGATATGGAATGGTTCCGCCTTAAACAGTTCGCCGACGCCCTGGAACTGTATAAACGGGACCTGTCCCTGGTCGACTTTACCGATATGTTAACCCTGTTCCTGTCCGACTGTTCCGCCGTCCCGGTCGATGTCGCGATTATCGACGAATCCCAGGACTTGAACCCGTTACAATGGGCGGTAGTCGCCCAGGCGTTCGCGAACGCGACGACGGTCCATATCGCCGGGGACGACGACCAGTCGATTTATAAATGGGCGGGCGCGGACATCGAACAGTTTTTATCCATCCCCGCGACGACGCGGGAAGTTTTACCGAAATCGTATCGACTTCCCCGGACGGTTTTCGAATTCGCCCGCGAAATTATCGAACGCCTGGACAGGCGTTATCCGAAATCCTGGTCGCCCAGGGACGCCGACGGTTCCGTCCAGTTCGCCCGCGAATTCGATTTCCTGGACCTGTCGTCGGGGTCCTGGTATTTACTCGCGCGGAATTCCCATTTCCTGTCCAGGTTCGTCCGCCTTGCGGAAACCCAGGGGGTTACATACGTTCATCGGGGGAACCAGTCCGTCGACCCCGACGACGCCCGCGCGATTGTCGCTTACGAAAAGAAAATCCGGGCGGGGAAATCAATTTCCGGCGCGGACGCGGTCGCCGTCCTGGACCGTATCCCCGGACGGTCGTCGGACGACATCGACCCGAAAAGGACGTATTCGCCGGGGGAACTGAAACTAGGGGACCTGGGGATATGGCACAAAGTTTTACAAGGGATTTCATTACGGAAACGGGAATTTTATATATCGGTTTTAAGGCGCGGGGAAAACCTGTTACGCCCGCCGCGCGTCGTAATCGATACAATTCACGCGGTTAAAGGCGGCGAATCGGATAACGTCGCGATGTTTACGGACCTAACCCGGCGGACGTTCGCCGGATATTACGCGGACCCGGCGGACGAACATAGAACCTTTTACGTCGGCGCGACCAGGGCGCGGGAAAATCTGTTCGTCCTGTTACCTCAAACGTCGAAATTTTATCAGGTATAAAATGGGACTGGAATACATCCTGGAATATTACGGGGTTCCGGCGGAAATTAACCGCCGGGTTATCGTTTACGGGAAACCGGGAATAATCGTCGGGGCGTCCGGTCCCCATATCCGCGTTAACCTGGACGACGACCCGCCCGGACGCGACGGACCATATCATCCGACGGACGGCGTCGAATACCTGGACATCGGCGTCCCGCGAAAAGTCCCCCGGTCCCGTCGACGTTACCTGGAATATTTACGCGCCGATTCGGGTTTACCGTTCGGCGAATGGTTAAAAAATAGGGCTTGACAATGTCCCCCGATTTTAGTAAAATCGCGAATATGGAACGACTGGTCGACAAAGGGCGGAACGAAATTAACGGCGCGATGAACGCGACCCGCGTCGTCGTTCGCGGTAAATTCGCGCGCCTGTTCCGGGCGGCGGACCGGCGCGCCGTCGCGAAATTCCGCGCCGAACTGGTCCGGTTACGTTACCGCCTTAATAAACAGGCGGCGCGCAAGGGCGACGACATCGACGCCCGCGTCGTCCAGGAAATCGTCCGGGCGGCGCGCGCCGTCCGGCGCGACATCGACAAGCTGGTCGCCGAAAAATTCGGCGATTGAAAATCCCTAGAAAGATAGAAAGAAAAGGACAGGAAATGGAAAAGAATTTTAAACCGTCCCCGTATCAGGTCGCGATTTTCGACTTTATCGACGCCGGTCGCGGTTCCGCCGTTATTGAAGCCGTCGCCGGGTCCGGGAAAACATCAACCATCGTCGCCGCCCTGGAACGTATCCCGTCCGACAAGTCGGTTACTTTTTTGGCCTTTAACAAGTCCATCGCCGACGAACTGAAAACCCGCGTCCCGAAAAACTGTCGCGCGGCGACGTTCCATTCCCAGGGGTTTTCCGCCTGGACGAATTTCGTCGGGCGCGGCGTTAAAATCCAGGTCGACGCGAATAAATGTCGCGGTATCCTGGACGACGTTTTACGCGCGGAATTCGGCGACGATTCGGGGTTCCCGTCGATACGGTCGGCGGAACCCGGTATCCAGGAACGGGAAACCGACGAACTGGTCCAGGACGACCGCGCGATGTATCAGGCGTTCGTTTTGAAAATGGTATCCCTGTCAAAGGGCGCGGGGATGGGTTATCTAATCGCCGACGACCCCGCGTCCTGGTTCGCCCTTGCGGACCATTTCGACGTTTACCTGGAATCGGACGACGCCGACGAAACCCGCGCGTTCGACCTTTGCCGCCGGGTCCTTAAACGGTCCATCGAAACCGCCGACAAGGTAATCGATTTCGACGATATGCTTTTTATGCCCTTGATTCGTAATGTCCGTTTCTGGACGAACGATTACGTTTTCGTCGACGAATCGCAAGATACGAACGGCGTTCAACTTGCGTTACTCCCCCGGATGTTAAAACCGGGAACCGGACGACTGGTCGCGGTCGGCGATTCGCGACAAGCGATTTACGGGTTCCGGGGCGCGGACAGTAACGCGATGAAACGGATAAAGGACGAATTCGGCGCGCAATCGTTCCCCCTGTCGGTTTCGTATCGCTGTCCGCGCGCCGTCGTCGCCGCCGCCCAGGAATTCGTCCCGACGATGGAATCGTTCGACGGCGCGCCGGACGGCGTCGTCCGCGACCTGGGGGACGCGTTCGGTCCCCAGTCGTTTAACCAGGACGACGCGATTATTTGTCGGAATACCGCGCCCCTGGTCGACCTTGCGTATTCCCTGATTCGCGCGGGCGTCGGCTGTCGTATCCTGGGACGCGAAATCGGAACCGGACTGGTCGCCCTGATTCGGAAAATGAACGCGCGCGGCGTCGACGCCCTGGTCGAAAAACTGGGTGCGTATCGGGACCGCGAAATCGCGAAATATGTTTCCAAAGGTCGGGACGACAAGGCGGAACAGGTCGCCGACCGCGTCGACTGTATTTTAACCGTAATCGGAAATTTACCGGAAACCCGGCGGACTGTCCCCGCGTTAATCGCCGACCTGGAAAAAATGTTCGACGATAACGGCGGTCGCCGGTTAACCCTTGCGACGGTCCATAAATCAAAGGGACTTGAATTCGACCGCGTTTTTATCCTGGGGCGGTTTCAGTTAATGCCGTCCCCCTGGGCGAAAAAGGACTGGCAAGTCGACCAGGAAACGAATTTAATTTACGTCGCGATTACGCGGGCGAAACGCGAACTTTATTACATCGACGCGCCCGCCCGGAAAAAGTAATATAAACCCAGGGGACCCCGTCGGCGGACGGGGTCCCCGCGTCCCGGAATGGCGGAACTGGTAGACGCAAGGGACTTAAAATCCCTCGCCCGTATGGGCGTCCGGGTTCGATTCCCGGTTCCGGGACCATTTCAAAAAAGGGGGAACGAAAATGTCCGCGTATGTTCTAACCATAAACGACAAGGGACAGGGGACCGTTTATCGGTTCCGGTCGAAACAGGCGGCGACCGATTTTAAACGGAACGCCGCCGACCTTAACGATTACGGCGGGTCCTGGGTTTTTTCGACGCCGACCGATGTCGCCGAACTGGGACAGGAAATTTTAAAGGTCGTTTACCGGGCGTTAACCGATGAACCGGGAACGCCCATCGCCCTGTCCAGGTCGCCGGAAAAAATGGTCGTCGCGGTATGGAACCGCGTCCGCGCCCAGGCAATCGCCCGGACTGGTCGCCCGAAAAACCCGAAATCGAAAATCGGAAAATTACGCGAACTGTTACTTTACCGCCGCCGGTTAACCGTCGAACAGGTTATGTCGGTTACGGGGTTCGACCGGATGAACCTGGGGGTCGCCCTGTCGACGTTAAAGGACCCCGCGAAATCGTCGACGGTTATCCTGTCCCGCGTCGTTCGAACCGCTGGGTCGCCGGACGAATATATCGTCGTCGAACGAATCATCCCAGGGGGACGGAAAAATGTCGCGAAACGATAAAAATTACTACGCGTTCGACGCGGTCGTCCGGGAAACCGACAAGGGCGTTTGTTTACGATTCGGCGACGACGAAATATGGTTCCCGAAATCCCAGGTCGATTTCGACATCGTCCGGCGGGAACTGTCCTGTCCCGAATGGCTAGCAGTCGAAAAGGGAATTGAAGGTTACGAATGTTAATCCCCTGGACATTACCGGCGGAACTTCCCGACCTGTCCGGCGCGCCCCTGATTTCCCTGGACATCGAAACTTTCGACCCGGAGTTAACAGACAAGGGACCAGGGGTCCGGCGCGGCGGATATATCGTCGGAATCGCCGTCGGCGTCCCCGGCGGTCGCCGCTGGTATTTACCGTTCGGACATTCGACCGGCGTCCAGTTCCCCCGCGAAAAAGTCCTGGACTGGGCGCGCGTCGAACTTTGCCGTCCGGGACAGGCGAAAGTCGGGGCGAATTTACTTTACGACCTGGATTTCCTAACCGCCGCCGGGGTCCCGGTAACGGGTCCCTTTTACGATGTCCAAATCGCCGAACCGTTAATCGACGAAAACGCCGGACGCTATAACCTGGACGCCCTGGGCGAAAAATACCTGGGCGAAAAAAAGGACGTTTCGTTACTGGAAACGGAAGTCCGGCGGCGCGGATTACGCGGGAATGTCCAGTCCCATATATGGGAAGTCCCCCCGGAATTCGTCGGACCATACGCCGAAAAGGACGTCGATTTACCATTACGTATTTTAAAACTACAATCGGGAATAATGGACGAACAGGGATTAAAGGACCTGTTCATCCTGGAATCGAAATTGATTCCGTTACTTTTACAAATGCGACAAACGGGGGTCCGCGTAAATATCCGGCGCGCGAAACAGGTCGGGTTCAAGTTACGGGAACGACTGGACGTCGCCCTGGTCGAACTGGAAACCGCCGCCGGACAGGATGTCGATATATGGGCGGCGGCGTCCATCGCCCAGGCGTTCGACCGCGCCGGAATTGAATATCCGCGAACCAGTAAAACCGACGCGCCGTCGTTTAAAAAAGAATGGTTAGAACGACATCCGTCGCGCCTTGCGAATATTATCGCCGAATGTCGCCGCCTGGATAAGTTTATCGGGACGTTTATCGACGGGATGATTTTAGGAAATCATATCGGCGGGCGGATACATTGTGAGTTTAACCAGTTACGGTCCGACGATTACGGAACAGTTTCCGGTCGCCTGTCGTCGTCCCATCCGAATTTACAGCAGGTCCCGAAACGCGACGACGAACTGGGACCCCTGGTCCGTTCGATTTTCATTCCCGAACCTGGACAGGACTGGGGACGAACCGATTACAGTCAAATTGAATACAGGTTACTCGCGCATTATGGAACCGGACCGGGGTCGGATTACGTTCGGGAAATGTATCGGAAAAACCCCGACGTCGACTTTCATCAAATTTGCGCCGACCGCGCCGGGATAAAAAGGGGACAGGCGAAAAACTTAAATTTCGCGGTCGTATACGGGGCGGGCGTCGATAAAACCGCCGTTATGCTAGGCGGCGTCGACCGGGAACAGGCGCGGGCGTTCCTGGAATCGTATCATACGGAATTACCGTTCATTAAGGGGACCGCCCGAATCGCGTCCCGTCGCGCCGACGACCGGGGATGGATTAAAACCATCCTGGGACGCCGCCGCCGGTTTAATACCTGGGAACCGGCGGACTTTGAACTGTCGAAAAAGGCGGACCCGATGGAAAACCGACAGGCGATGTCGGAATGGGTCCAGAAAAAAATCGACGCCGCCCGCGCCGCCGGGACGAAAATCCCGCGCGCGGGGGTCCGGCGGGCGGGAACGTATAAGGCGTTAAATTCGTTAATCCAGGGGTCCGCCGCCGACCTGTTAAAAAAGGCGATGGTCGACTGTTACGACGCCGGTATATTCCGCGAAATCGCGCCCCTGTTAACGGTTCACGACGAAATCGACGCGTCGGTTCCCCGGACAAAGGTCGGGAAACAGGCGTTCGCGGAAATGGTTCGGATTATGGAAACCGCAATTCCTTTACGGGTCCCCGTCCTGGTCGAATCGAAAATCGGTCGGGACTGGGGAAAATGTTCGTAACCTGGGGGTCGGATATGGTCGAAATCAAGGTCGAAAACGCCGTTAAAGGCGTAGACTACGGAAAAAAACGCCCGCCGGTAACTTGCGACGGACCCGGCTGTAAAAACGAATTCCCCGCCCGTCCAGGGAAACATTACTGTTCGGCGCGATGTCGCGCCCGCGCCGGGGACGTTCGGCGCCTGGGGCGTATCCTGGACGCCTTGCGCGCGGGAAGTTTAAGCGATTCCGACATTCGGACCCTGTCCAGGATGGTCGGGCGACAGGGGGTTAAATTCAGGAACCAGAAACCGTTACGAATGAACGGGTCCCATCGGCGGGTTTTAACCCATTTAAACGCCCTGGGGGACCGCGTATTCGTCCCGGAACTGGACCCCCTGTTCCCGTCCGCCGCCCGCCGATGTCGCGAATTACGCGCCGCCGGGGTCCTGGAACGGGTCCAGTCGGGGCGTTATTCCGGTTACGTCCGGCGAACCTGTCCGACTTGCGGCGGGGTCCTGGAATACCGCGAAAACCTGGACCCGGCGTTTCCGGGGTTCGTTACCTGTCGGAACGACCATCCCCAGGGGGAACGGTAATGTCGACCCTGGAAAAATCATTATGGAATTACGTTCGGTCCGGGATGTCCGGTCGATGGGACGCGTCCCGACATACGGACGTCGCCCGCGCGGGGGTCCCGGATGTTTCGTTCGGGATGGACGGGATTAACGGATGGATTGAATTGAAAGTTATTCCGGCGTTCCCGAAACGGGAATCGACGCCGGTTCGAATCGACCATTTTACCAGGGAACAAAGGATGTTTTTACGCGCGCGCGGGCGCGCGGGCGGTTACTGTTTTTTCCTGTTACGGGTCGGACGCCGGGAACATATCCTGGTCCCCTGGTATAATGTCCCCCTGGTCGACGACTGGACCCGCGCGGACCTGATTCGCGCCGGGGTCCATTTCCAGTCTGGTATCGACTGGGACAGGTTCGCCGACGCCTTAAAAATGAAAGTCCCCGGCGTCGGCGGACGCCGGGGACGCGGAAAAGGGAAACAGTCGGGGGAACCGATCATTATTGGTTTCGACGATGATTATCGTCTTTAACCCTGTTTCCCGGTCGCGCCTAACCCCGCCGCCTGGACCGCCGCGTTTATTAACATTTCGACCGCCGGTTTATCTTTCGCAAGGGCGGGGAATTCCTTTTCGACGACTTTCCATACAAAGTCCGCTTTCGATGTCGATAACTGTTTCGACAGTTTCAATTCTTCGGCGGCGCGAACGGCGGCGTCGATAACGGACCGGACCTTTTCGTCCTTTACCTTGTCCCTTTGGGTTTTCCATATCGCGCCGCCGATGGTTCCGACGACAAAATTAACCGCGATAACCCCTAACGTTATCCATTCTAATCCGGTCATAATTTTCCCCTTTTTAATAACGCCGTCGCGACGGCGGTTTGACTTTGGGGACCCCAGTAACCGTCGACAGTAATCCCCGCCTTTTTCTGGAACGATAAAAGGGCGTTACGGGAATCGAAACCCCATATCCCGTCGATGTCCCCTTGATAAAGTCCCAGGTCCTTTAACGCCGCCTGTCGCCCCTGGACGGTGTTAAAGTCGTAATTTTCAATAACTGGACGATGATAACGAACCGATTCGATAATCGCCTGGATTGTCGCCCCTGGACAGGCGGGCTTCCCGAAATGATAATGTCCCCGGATGTCCGGTAAATCGTTCGCCCGCGCGAATTCGATTAACGACAGGACGGTTCGTAACTGGGGAACAGTCGGTTCCCCCGCGCCGTTCGCGGTATCGTAACCAGGGGACCGGAAAAACCCGTTAACCAGGACGCCGATATACTGTTCGTTTTCATCGCCCGGTTTGTCGGCGTCCCCCTGGGAATACGTTTTAACGTCCAGGTCCCAGGTAATCCCGACCGCGCCGTCGGCGTCGACGATCATTCCATACGCTAGTCCGGGGAACCCGCGTTCCTTAATATGCGACTGTGCCGCGCCGACGATGGTCCCCCAGGCGGCGGCGTGGTGAAAACATATCCCGCGCCGTTTTTCCATCGGGACCCGCCCATATTTTAACGCCGGATGGACTGGTAACGACCCGCGAAAATCCAGGACAGGGATTTCGCGGGCGGTTAAATAACTGCGTAAGCGCGATTCGGTTTCCTTTGCGTTCATCCTGTCGCCGCCTTTTTACAATTTTCCTTTATCGCGTCCATTACATCGTCGCGCGCGTCGGTTATACAGGATTTTAACTCGATTCGGTCCTGGTTATGGACGTCGAACAGTCGTTCGATTGCGCGCGAATGGGCGTCCCGTTCCAGTTTCATTTCATCCCGGAACCCGGTGTTTATTCCCTCTATCATCGTGACAACTTTCGGGACCCCATATTTTCCCAGGAAATAAACCGACCCCAGGATTAGAACAATCGGGAACCCGACCTGAGCGATTACATCGACAACGAATTTCGCGTCCATAACTAACCCTTAATAAACAAGGTGTCCGCTGAAATGGGAACGATGAACATAATCGTCCCCGACTATGTTGGAATGGAATAACGCCTCCTTTAATACCGTACAATCTTGAGATTGTTCCCGGAAACCTAACAGTATATAAACTTCGTCGCCTTTTTCGCAGTAGATTCCAACGGAACCCGCCGCGCCGAAATAGTAATAACTGTTAAGTAATTTCGCACCAGGGATAACCGCAATCGTAAACAGGTCCGTATCCAGTATTCCGTCCCCCGACCGTTTCCGGGCGATTGCGACGTTGTAAACCGGCGGCGGGGACAGTACATCTACTGTATCTGTCCGAAAGATAACCCCGGCGGAAAAATGATACAGTCCTTTACGCGGCGCGATGAATTTATTACCGGCGTCGTTAAAAGGTAATCCATGGTTAAACCGATTTCGGGACGCGTCGACGGTAGTAAATGCGACTTGTTTAACGATGTCCGTTGATAACCAGGACTGGTCCGCCGCTAAAACCGCGTGGAACCCGTTCCGGTATTTGTCCGCCTCGGTATTATAAACGCCCGCGAAATCGGAAACGTTTAATTGAAAATTATACGCCCGCCATACGGCGTTTAATGGTGAACCTGTCGGATTTTCGACGCGGCGTATAACGCGAACGGCGGCTGTCCCGACGTCGGTCTGAAAAGCAATTTGTCGTAAATAATCGGGAAGTCCGCTATCAATCGTTACAGTATGTTCGGCGATTACGTCCGACGGTCGCGCTAAAACATTATTGTAACAGATAACGCCGACCTTTGATATTATACTGGGGCTATGTCCGGCAAGAAAAACCGCCCTAACAGAAAGGGTCAAATATCGCCCGCCGACCTGTCGAATTATTTCGCTTACGTCCCCCTTTGAACCCCCCGCCGGGACGGAACTGTTAATCATAAAACAGGGGTCGTCGGCTTCCCCCCATTCCGTACATAAAGCAATAAAATTCGGGCTTCCGTTGTAATCGGATATGCCCTCGCCATACCAGTAAGGATAACCGACGTTCCCGTTTTCGCTTCCGCCGATGTTCCCTGTCGGGTTTAAAACCTGATTCGATGTTTGATACGTATGATCTCGGATAATCGCCTGGTCGTAAATGTTATCGTAATTAACGGCGTCCGCCCCGATTTTTTCGTAAACAATCGCGCCGTCCCGAATATGGTCCGTCGTTACCGCCCGGTTCGCGTCGACCGTCGGGTCGTCGCGTAACTTATCGGCGGTTACGGCGTCGTTCGCGATTCCGGCGGTCGCGACTTCCCCGAACCCGACCGCCGTCCCGGACCGACGTAAAACATAACCATCCGAACCGGCGACGATGTCCGTCGGGTTCGCCGACGCGTTCGTCGGGTTTCCCTTTACGGACAGGGCGGTCGCTTCCGCTAACTTGTCGTCCGTAATCGTATCGTCGGCGATTCCGTCGGCGATGATAGTCCCGAACCCGACCGTCGTCCCGGACCGGCGTAAAACTTCCCCGTCGTTCGCGGCGACGATGTCCGTCGGGTTCGCCGACGCGTTCGTCGGGTTCCCCTTTACGGACAGGGCGGTCGCGTCCGACAGTTTCGCGTCGGTTACGGCGTCGTCGATTAACTGGTCCGTTCCGACGGCGTCGTCCGCGATTTTATCCTGGGTTACGGCGTCGTCGATTAACTGGTCCGTTCCGACGGCGTCGTCCGCGATTTTATCCTGGGTTACGGCGTCGTTTCGAATATGGTCCGTCGTAACCGCGCGATACGCGTCGACCGTCGGGTCCGACGCAAGGGCGGCGGCGTCGATGGAATTGTCTTTATGGGTTCCGTTATCGTTATGTCCGATGGATATAACTTCCTCATAAACGAACTTTATCCACTGGTACGCCTTTAACAGTAACCAGTTAAAATAATTATGGGCGGGTTTTTCCAGGTAAGCCCATCCGACATCCTTTTTCGATTCCGCCGGTTCACTAATCGACGCGCCGCCGGTATCCGCCCAACGTGGTAACTTGTCCGGTTTAGACATTGTTATTTTTCCTTTTACAAGGTTTGTTTAATCGCGAATCGCCGCGCGATCGGGGTCGACGTTAACGCTGTCGGACCGCCGGAAACGCCTTTATATGTTACCATATAAACGACGGCGTCGATATAATCCGTATCGGCGACCAGTCCATCCGACGTTAACGCCGTTAATATAAACGACGTTCCCGCGATTGCGATGGAAAGATACGGGGACGCGCCGATTCCCCTTTGACTGGTTAAAGTAATCGTTCGTAATATTAACATCGTTACCGGCGCGGTTGCTGATTTTAAAACTGTCCATCCGTTCGGCGTTCCGTCCCCCTGTAACAATTCGACCAGGGCGTTTCCGGTCGGATTTACAGTAATCCGAACGCCGCGCGTCCAGGTCGCGACCCCCGTTTCCCAGTTATATTCCCGCGCGTATCCCAGTAAATATTCGACGACCGTTCCGGCGGACGGCGGCGTCGACGGGAAAAGTCCGAACGCGCCCGATAAAGTAAAACTTTTCGACGCCGCAAGGGAAAACGCCGGGTTCGAAATAGATTTAATCGCGAACCCCGCCGAATATTGTTCCCCGGCGGAAACGGACTTGTTTAGCATATCGTCGGCTAACCCGTTATTATACGACGGGGAACCGTAACGGACCCATAACGGGAAACTATCCAGGGCGACAGGGTCGACGATAGGATGGTAAACCCCCAGGACGCCGTTAGACTGGACCCTTGTATCCAGGGGGAAACTAATTAGTTCCTCAATTTGTTCCCCGCCTGGGAACGACCCGACAGTTCCGCCGATAACCCGTGAAAATTCCCCGTCGTCGAAACCGCCGCCCGCCGGGTCGCCGCCGAAAACGAACGGGTAATCCGGTTCCTGAGTAAGAATAAACCGAACTCCCCCGGCGGCGATTCCGTCCAGTAATGAATATAACAGGGAAATGTTACCGGGGTCGCCGGACAGGGTTATGTTTACCAGTCCGGGGAAAATTTCCTGTAACTGGACAGTCGACGACCCGGTTAACGCGGCGGCGACCTGGATTAAACGTTCCGGTTCGCCGGATGAAATATTCCGAACAATTCGAATCGAAAGTAACTGCCGATAATCGTCGTCGGACATTCCGCCCGACCGCGATTCGCCCAGGATTTCGCCGATTCCGTCTAACTGGACGCCGACCGAATTGTCCAGGGCGCGATTGTTCAAAATGTCGAACAGGGCGTTTTCCAATTCCTGTAACTGGTCGACGACGCCCAGGCGGTTAACTTTCAAGTTAACATCCTGGGGGACGACCTCCAAAAGTAACCCAGGGGACAGTTTCGGTAAAACGTAAAAATGGGGGTCGTCCGCGTTTAACTGTTCCGATTTATATGGAACGGTTCGTAACTGTTCCCCGCCGACGACGACGTCGTCGAAATGTACATCCGGGATGGTATAAACCGTTCCCGCGATTTCGTTAAAATTTACAAGACAAGCGAACGCCGACGGACCCAAAGTAAAACCGGATGGAAACGACAAAGGCGGCGCGGAATACGTTTCGTTATCCAGGTCGACCAGGACTGGTCCCGCGCCGGAACGATAAAATCGACAGGTTAATTTGTGCCATTCGCCGTCCTGGATATAACTTCGGGGAACAGTCGTCGTCGGTCCCGCGCCGGAACCGGGAATCGTCGCGCCGATTGTACAATCCGAACCTAACGACGGGGCGAAAGTAATCGACGCCCATAACAGTCCCCCGGATGAAAAGTCGATAAATATCAAGGTAACGGATAACGTCGCGTTTAATTCGGCGGCGAAATCATCGCCGGGGAATGTCGCAACCGACGGAAATTTAACCCATACCGACGCCTCTTGATAATCCAGGTCGTTTCCAGGATACGACGTCGCCATCGCGATATTTAACAGGTTTAACATTTCCCCCGGAATTGATGGTCCGACGCCGCCGCCTAAATTAGTCCGAAACGAATTAACGCCCGACCGGGCGTCGGAATCATCGATAATAAACCCGCCTAAATACGGCGGGTCCCAGGGCGGACCCGGCGGGGAACCGGGCGGCGTTTCGGTCCAGTTCGCCCATTCGCCGGTCCCGTTAAACGCATTCCCAGGGGTGAACAGTTCGACCGATTCGTCGGGGTTCGGTATTACCGCCCCCGCGTATTCGCCGCAAGGTAACGCCGACCCGATTTTAAAGTCGTCGATGTAAACGTTTTTAACCCCGCGAATAATCGTCCCAGGTATTCCGCCCTCATTACCGAACAATAACCCGAACGAATTTCCAGGGACGGCGGCGGATAACGACCCGGACCCCCCGATAAAATCATCGATATAAAGGGTCCAGTCGCCCGTCGACTGGTTAATGGTCCCGGAATATTTATGGAACTTCCCGTCCAATAAATCCGCAAGGGAAAAGGGTCCGAACGTTGTCGGGGCGGGTCCGCCTGGAACGAAAACTGTCATCATATATTCGCCGGTCGCGCAGTTAATGGACAACCATCCCAGGACAATCGGTCCCAGTCCATACCATATAAATCCGTTAACAATTAACAGGGCGTTCGAAACCCCTGGAAATCCATCGGCGAAACGAAAATACCATTCGAACGCCTGGACATCGTCCGAAACCCCCGAATAACCGGAAATTATCGCGTTATTTTGAAACGACGGCGACCCGGTAATATAAACCCCCTGGTCGAAAGTCGTTCGAACCGATTGTTTTCCCGACCGCGAAATTTCGTTATTTACGCTCAAAGGTTTCGCGGGGGGTTGTCCTGGTTCGGGGGGTCCGAAATATTCAAAATAAGACCAGGTCCCCAGGGGTCCGTCGACGTCCTTTAAATTCCCCAGGGGATACGTTTCGAAATGGTCGTATTCAATAGACCCCGCGCCCAGGTTAATCAATTCGACCAGGGCGGCGGCGACCGTCGCGGGTGTATCGTAACGGGTCGCGGTATAAGAAATCCGACAACCGTTTACAGCGACGGTAAATTCGTCCCCGTCGTTTATTTCCCCCAGGACATCGACGCGCGCGGAACTGTTATTCCGTAATAACGCTTCGATGTTCGGTTTCCCTTGCGCCCAGGAAATTAGACGACGGACCGCGTCGTCCGAATGTCCTGTTATTTTTATCGGTTCCGACATCGTCCCCCCGTTACGGTATGATTTCGACAGTTACGCGCCCGGTATCCAGGGCGGCGACTTCATTCGCTTCGGTAGTAATATCGGCGTCCGCCCAGGACCCGGACGGCGGTTCGTCCGGCGGGTTCGTCGGATAATAGTCCCCCGATTCCAGTCCCGACGCGGTAATAATCCGAATCGTCCTAATATCCGGGACGACGTTAATCGGACCGAAATAACGCGACCGATAAAGGTCGTTCCCGATTTTTTGTTCCTGTTCGTAACCCAGGGAACCGGCGGCGAACGCGACGACCTGTTCGATAATGGATAACTGGTCCCCGGCGTTTTCGACTTCGGTATCCAAGTCCAGGACAGTTTCGCCGTCGATGGTTTCATTCGCCCAGGATGTAACCAGGGGACATCCGGGGAAATCGGCGACCAGTTCGAAATAGTCATTCCCGGTCGACCATATCGCCGTCGCGGGGACCCATCCGTTCGCGTTATTGTTTATCGCCGTCGCAAGGGCGGACGCGGTGTCCGCCTTTGTCGCGCCGGTCGTCGCCGTAAATTTGCGCCCGTTAATGATAACGGAAACCGTTTCCGCCGCCGTATTTACCGCGACGGTTACTTTATCGACCTGGGCGACCCCCTGGTCGAACGCGGTTCCGACCTGGATAACGATATGTAACCAGGAACGTAAAACCTGGGCGCGGTCGAACTTGATTGTATGAGGATAACCCATCGAATCGTAAACGGTCGCGGTTACGTCCGTCCCGAATGTCGCGATTCCCGCCGCCTTAACTTCCCATATTTTTTCCGCGATTTCTTGATTTTCGCCGCCCGCGACGACGACCTGGACCGAATGGGGCGGTCGTCCGAAACCGTCCGTCGTATCGCTGTCGTTTTCATAAACGAACGCGTCGGTTACATTCGCGACATCGTCCAGGATACGGGCGCGAATCGCGTCGACCGCCGCCGCGCCGACGACCTGTAACGACGCGCGCCGACGGACCCGTAATTCGGTATCCGTTTCGACATCGCGTCCGACCAGGGCGTCGGTTTCATTTATTACGGTGTTCCATCCTGTAACCGGGGTTTCGATAACGACCAGGGACCCCGCCGGGGCGACGACTGTTCCGACGACTTGCGATTCGAATCGAACATAACCGTAACCGGATAACCCGATGGTCGGCGTCGACCCGTCGTCGTTCAAAAGGGAAACGAACCGCGCGCCGGTATTAACGACCGAAATTATTTTTCCGGGGTCGATTGCGGTCCCAGGAACGCCGCCGCATTTACAAACGGCGGTCGACTTCGTCGCCGATAAACGGGCGATGGACGTTAAATCGGCGATGTTATCTAACTGGACCCCGTCGGCGGACGACGGATAAAACGCGTCATAAACCGATTTCGACAGTTCCCATAATAACGCTTCCCGTTCCGCGACGATTCCGATTATCTGTCCGATTACGGACGTCGCCGGGTCGGTGTTCGTTTCTTCGCCGAACGACGCGCGGAACGCGATTTCCAGTTCGGCGCGAATGTCCGCAAGGCGTTTAATCCGTAACCCTTGTTCCGATAGTCCGAAATTCATTTTCGCCCCTTTACGCCGGAACCGAAATCGTTTCCGTTTGTTCGATTACGCCCGTATCGGTTTGAACCTTGAACGAAACCGACAGGACCCGGTTAACCTTGTCCAGATTATACGCTAAAGGTTCTAAAATTGAAACGACGCCGGGGACCGATAAAATCGACCGGATGAATTCCGCGTCCGCTTGAATGAAGTTTTTAAACCCGAAAATCTGTCCGTAATAATCGGTCCCCAGTGTATTATCCAGGAACCATTCCCCCCGGACCATTCGTAACTGTAACGATAACGCCTGTCGGATTGCGTCCTGGTCGGACGTTAACGACAGGTCGCCGCCGGAAATTTCGATGTCGTCGATTTCATCGTTTATTAACAGGTCCATTTATGAAACCTTTGTTATTTCGGTTAGGATGTCGTCCGTCGGCGATTCCAGGTCCGTCGGGTCCTCTATCGATACAAAGTCCGCCGACGGCGATGTCGTCGACGGTCCGACCGGCGTATCGACGTACGGATGGGTATGTCCCTTTAACGCCGTCCATACCGCTTTAATTTTAACGTATGTTTCGTTTACCGCCTGGACGATTTTTTCATCGATGTATTGTTTAAGGGTTTCCCCCATAATCCCGAATTCGTCCGCCTCTTTTTTCCCGGACTGGACGAACGACCCGTCGTTCGGAATCAGGAAAATGTCGCCCGTATCCCCGCCCAGTCCGAATTCGACCCGTTTGTTATGTTGCGATTCCAGGATAATCCGAACGTCGTCGTCGTCCAGGTCGGGAATCGGTTCGGCGATGGGATAAAATCCAGGGACCGCGACGGCGTCCGAAAAATGATGTCGCCGGATGTCCTGGGGGTCGACGGTTCCGCCGCCGGACAGTTCGGTAACATGGAACTTGTCCAGGGAAAACGTCGAAAAAATAAGCATAACCAGGGACCCGGCGTAAATCGGAAAATAAATCGTCGCGCCCTTTGCGCGCGGGAACATAACCGGGATTTCCGGTAACGACGGTAATTCCTGGGTGAACTGGTCGTCCGACCCGGCGTCGGGGTCCAGGGCGGTCGATGGAATCGGAACACGGATTAACGGTTTAATGGTCGCGGTTTGTTTCGCGGGGTCGTATGATTCGACCCGTCCGGGGACCATCGTATAAATTTTTCCGATTTCGCGTTCCGCGATTCGACGAACGATGTTCGCGAACGACGGCGTCCGGTTTTCGTTCGTGTCGATTTTAGTTTCCGGCGACATTTATTCCCCCTCGACAGTCCCGCCGCCTAGTTCAATCTTGGAACCGGCGACCATACATTCGCCGTCGATATACCAGTCGTTCCCGAATGTATCGCCGTTAATCGCCGCCCTGGTTAAAACGTATTCCCCGCGAACGACCCGGCTGTCAATTTGAACCAGTCGTCCGGGGTCCATCCCCTTGATAATCAGGGACTTGAACGAAACGCCCTTTTCGGTTACTTCGGGCGACCCGATTAACCCGGTCGTCGGCGATAGGTAAACCGCTTCCTGTCCGTCGCTTCCCCCTTTGGGGCGAACTATCAGGACGTTATTTTGTATCGAAACCGACAGTCCGACGCGGTCCATTTCTGTTCGTAATACGTCGTCGACGCGCCCGATTAAAGTTTTCGTCGCGCCTGTAACCTGGTCCGATATGGACGCGCCGGGGTTCGTCGCGTCGTTTGTCGCGCGCCGGAACTGTTCCGTTATCCAGTATAAAATCGACCCGTCGAAATCCGATAACAGGTCGACGCCCAGTTCGCGGATTTTATTTTTAAGGCGTTCAATAATCGCGGCGGGGTCCGTCCCCGGCGGGAATATTTCGTCCATTATGGATTTTTTCAGGTCGTCCCCGTCGCCGGAACGAAATTCGGTAATCCAGTCGACCGAATCTTTTTTGTTTGTTATATGGGTTAATGTCCCCCGGAAAATAATTGGTAATTCTTCCCCGCCGGAAATGTTCCCCGCGTAACCGGCGCGGACCGTTAACATATCGCCCTTTTTCGGGGTCCCGCGATTATCGCCGTTTAAATTATAAACCCGGACCGTCGCGCGATTCGGTTCCGGTTCGATTGTTTTTTCGATACTAAACGACGTCCGTAACCCGGATAACTGGTCGAACATTTCGTACGGCGGGACCTGGGACCAGGGTCGCGCAAGTTTACGCGTTCGCCCGTTCCCGACCCATTCGGCGGGCTGTAACGTAATCGACGCGCGGCGGTCGAATAGTAAAACAGGGTCCATTTATTCCGCTTCCGTATACCGTAACCGGACGCGGCGACCGCGCCCGAAATCGTTTCGTCCGGCGGGAAGTCCCGCGCCGGACGTATCGACGGCGACGAATTCCCCCGGCGGACGGTTCGGGACCTGGAACCGGGAAATTAACCCGATGTCCGGGACCAGTTTAATTCCGACCAGGATGTCGCCGCCGGTATCCGTCATAATGTCCAGGGTCCAGGACTGTTCCCGGAATACATACGAAATCCGCAATTTATACCGGACCCCGTCCAGGGGAATCGTCATTACCTGGGACGATAAATTTCCGTTTACTGGAATTTCGACTGTCGCCATTATCGACCCTTTACGGAACCGTCGACGGAACGCGCGAACCCAGGTTCGTATCCGGGTCGCCGCCGTCCAGGGTCCCCGCCTGTCGGGTTTCCGACGATACGAAATTGATTTCCTTTAACTGGAATTCGAACTGTAACCCGCGCCCGCGTTCGGCGGTTCGCGGAATTACGACCGAAACCAGTCCCATATTTTTATAAACCTTTAACCCGGTAACGATGTCAAATGTTTTTTTGTTAACCCAGTTCCGTTCGATTTCCTGGAATATTTGAATCGACCGGGGGATGGACGCGAACCTGTCGATTAAACCGGGAACAATCGCAAGGGCAAGAATTCCCGACGGCGTATCGGTAACAAGGCCCTGGATCGACAGGACGCGGGGTCGGTTCCTGATATGGTCGGAAATATCCGACCCGGTTTCGACCGGATGTTCCGTAATGTCCGACTGTAACGAATGACTTTCGGAAACCGAAACGTCCATCGTAAAAACCGCCTGGGGTCCGCCGGTATCGACGACGCTGGTTAAATCATCGAACGCGCCGATTACTCCCCCGGCGGGCGTTTCGTCGGAAATCCGTTCCGCCGCCGTCGCGTCGTAAAAGGCGACGTTCGTTTTTCCTAAAAGTAAAAAGGCGATGGACATTCCGGTTCCCCTTTTATTCTAGTTGCGCGGCGGCGTCCTGTAACTGTCGACCCTGGGCGTCCCTGATTTCGCCGATTACCTGTTCGCGGTTAAGTCCGACGCCGTTAACCGTAACGCCGCCGACGTTTACCTGGGGCGCGGTCGTAGCTGTTCCGCCCGGTCGACCGCCGACGACGCCCGGTAAAGGCGCGACGGTCGGCGGCGCGGGAATCGGCGCGCTGGTCGGCGGACCCTGGTTCCGTCCCGCCCGGTCGCGTAAATACCGTTCCAGTTCGTCGTCCGTCGGAATACTTCCGAACCGTCGGAAATATTCCCCGCGCGCGCCGACGCCCATATACGCTTGTTCGTTCGCGACGTCCCGCTGTCGTCCCGCCTGGGCGGGCGCGCGCCCGGAACGGATGTCGTCCCATACGCGTTTAACGCGTTCCATCGCGTCGGCTAACCCGGTCCATTCGGCGACCCATCCCTTTAAATCTTTCCAGATTTCGCCCAGGGAATGAGCTTTTAAATATTCCCAGAATTCTTTATACGCGTCAAGGTTTCGTAAAATCGTCGCAGCTAAAACCGCGAGTAAAACAATTAACAGGGTTACAGGGAAAAAGGCGATTCCCAGGGCGACCGCTAAAACGACCAGTCCGGCGACCAGGACTTTAATCGTCCCGGACCATTCGGAATATTTTTTAATCAGGTCCCCCAGTAACGAATTATTCCCCGCAATCGCGGCGGCGATGTCGTCGAATAACAGGAACAGGACTGTCCCGATTGCGACGAACAGGAACGGTAATGCGAACGCTTTCGCCTGGGCGATAACCGCTTCCGTTCCGATTTTCTTTATCGCGATTCGCGCAAGTTTTAATGACGTCGTCGCGATTGCTAGTCCCGACGCTAAAACGGTCGCCGCTAGTCCGACCCCGACCAATTTCGACGCCATATCGGTAAACCCTGGGCGCGCTTCTAACCATTTCCGGGCGTTCGATGTCAGGAACAAAAATATTTTTCCGACATTTGTTAGGGGTTTAATTAACGGCGCGCCGAACGTCGCCGCCAAGTTTTTAACCGCCGCCCATACTTTTCGCCCGACATCAAGAAACCCCTCTAAATCCCGGATGGTTTGTTCCAGGGACCCGTCGGACTTTTTCAATTCCTGTTCGTAATACCGTAATTTTTCCGACCCGACCGCCATAACTGAAACGAACTTGTTAACGGTTTCCCGTCCGAAAATCTGTTCCAGGGCGAACGCCCTTTGACTTTCGGAAAGTCCCGCCGTTTGTCTTTCGAACTGGGCGATTATGTCGGAAAAGTCGCGGAACTTCCCGGTCGACTTGTCGACGGTTTCAATCCCCAGGCGTTCTAACATTTTCGCCGCGCGCGGGACCGGCGCGGTTAAAGATAATAAAACTTGTTTCAGTGCTTCGCCGCCGTTTTCCGCCTTGAACCCGGCGTCCGCAAGTCCGACCAGGGCGGCGATTGTCTGATTTAAATCCGCGCCCGCGACTTTCGACGCGGTCGACCCGGCGATTCGCATCGACGCGGCTAATTCTTCAATGGACGTTCGTCCCAGGACGTTCCCCTTTACGAATTTATCGGCGACGGTAATCGCTTCCGATGTATCCATACTAAACGCGGTTAACGTCGTCCCCAGGCGGTCGACCGCCGCGCCGACATCGCCGCCGGTAATCTTCGCAAGTTTTAAACCGACTTCGGCGAAATCGTCGAACCCCTGGGACATCGGGTCCAGTCCGGCGGAAATAACATCATAAAATCCGGTCGCGATGTCCGACGCCGATATACCTAACTGTTCGGACAGGTCCATCGCCTTTTTCGACATTTTATTATATGCGGCGTCGAATTCCGGTCCCAGTTTTCCGGCGGCGGACAGGGCTTTACGTAACGATTCGTCCAGGGCGGCGGCGGGAACGACAAGTCCCGCAAGGGCGGCGGTCGCGACCGCGCCGACCTTTAAAAATCCGGCGCGTAACTTTTCCGTCCGAGCCTCCATTTTTTCCAGGCCGGACATATCGACATCGAAACCCCATCGGGTTACTAATTCGCGAATGGTCGCCATTATCGCCGCCTTTTCCCTTTGTCGATTTCCTTTTTAATCCCGTCCGCCTGTTTCCGCGCGGCGTCGTCCTGGGCGTCCAGGATTTCGTTTACTGTCAAAACTTGGTCCATCGTCCAGGTCCGTTCGACGGTCGCGACATCGAACCCTTTTTCCAGGGCGATTCGATAAATAAACCATTTTACGCGGGCGGTTTCAGGGATGATAAACCCGCCGCCGCCGTTACCGTCGCCCCCGCCTGTTCCATCATTTTGTCGAACTTCCCGGTTAAGTCGACTAATCCTGTCCTCAATTCGTCGAAAAAATCGGTAAAGTTAACCTCGATTACGAACCCCAGGACCTTTAACAAATGTCCGTAACGACCCGCGAAATGGGCGTCGAAACGCTGTCGGTTAAACCCTTGCGTTTGTCCAGGGGGGAACGTAAATTCCAAAAGGCGTAAAACGAATTCCAGGATTTCGGACTTCCCCATACCGCCGCCGATTTTCGTAATCGCCGATTCGACGTTCCCGCCGAATAACGACCCGATGGAATCGCCCGCGATAGTTTTTAAATCGAAAAGTAATTCGAAACCCCGACCGGCGGGAAACAGGACGACGGTATATTCGGTTCCGTCGATTACGCGCGTTTTCTTTTCAAATAATGGACTGGTATCCATTTACGTTCCCCCTTTAAAAAAGTTATTCACGCGGGGGAAACCGCCGTTCCCCCGCGTTCATTTTGTCGTCGACGCGCCTGGGCGTTAACTGATATTTCCGCCGACATTCAGGACCATATCCAGGGCGCGGATTTCCCATTCCCTTGTCCCGATTTCGTTACCGAACTGGACGGTCGGAAGTTTTTTAACGCGACAGGCGGGGGACGCGCCGATGGTCGTTCCGCGCGCGTCGGTTAACGACATCGCGAATTCGACGTTTCCGGCGGACAGGGCGGACAGGACGTCGTTAAACGACGATGTCGCCATTAACTTCAAAGTAACGTTCGCGCGCCGGTCGTTATTTTCGATAAACGCCGATTCGCCCGTAACGCCGACGGCGTCGGAAACGAAATCGGTATCGTATTCGACCAGGATAACGTCGGTTCCGTCCGCGAACCCGGTAACGGGAATTCCGTTTACCGTAACGACGATGTCTTTCGGATTATAGGTCGGCATTTTTAAACCCCTTGTTTTTCGTTAAGGGCGGGGGGAACGACCTTTGTCCCCCCGCCCGATTTATTTCCGTAGACTACGCCGCCCAGGTTACGGAACTAACGTTCCGTTGATGGGTTTCGCGGCGTGGATTGCGCCCGCGACCGTCGCGGTAAACGAAATCCCCTTTAAGATACGGTTCGCCTTGTCGATGGAATCGACCTGGGAAACGTCGGGATACGTTAACAGGAACCCGAACGTTTTATCCCATTGTTCGTCGAACGCTAAAAACTGGGTCCGCTGTCCGATCTGTAACTGGGCGCGGATTTCGCCGACGATTGCGAGTATTCCGCCGTTCGTATACGGTAACTTCGGGTTCCGAACGAACGCGTTAAAAATCCGTTCCTCGATTCGGACCTTTAACCAGTCCGCGCCGAAAATGATGTCGTTCCATTCGCCGGACGCGGTCATCCCCGACTGGGTGATATTCTTTCCGGCGACCGTGGTATAAACGTTCGCGTTTTTCCCGGACGTCGGCGATTCCTCGGTTCCGATTGCGTTCGCCCTTTGGGTCGCGGACAGGTCGTCCGGTGTAATCCCGACCAGGGTTTTAAACTTGTCCGTCGCGGTTTCGACATCGGGGTCGAACCCCAGGGACATCGCGGTCCAGGCGGCGTCGATAAATTCGTCGTCCATCGTTCCGTCCGCTTTCGAATGATAGATAACGGACGACCGATTTAACGCCTTTAACTGTAACAGGCGCGCGATTGATGTCGTATCGTCCGCCGGGGTCGAATTTATAATGTCCCCGTCATTCGACGCAAGGCGGAAAAATTTCGGACTTTCCATCGCCTCGACCGCGTCGGCGACCGCTTCCTGGACGGTGCCGCCGCGCGACGTAATAACCAGTCCATACCAGTCGTCGGACGAATCCTGGACGGCGACCAGGGCGTCGTCGAAATCTTCGTTCCCCGACGCGGCGGGCGCGGCGGTTTGATTGTCGTCGACCGCGAACTGGAAAAACGTTCCGGGCGTATCCAGGACCAGGGTATATTCCCCGCCGGTCCCGACGCCCGCCGACGTAAACCCGGAAACCGCGTTTAACAAGGCGGCGATTCCGGCGGCGATGTCGTCGGCGTCGTCCCCGGTTACGGCGGTGTAAGTGTAATCCGTCCCGTCCAAAGTCGCCTTATATTCCCGACCCTCTACCGCGTTAAGGACGGTCGCCTTGATTCCGTTAACCTGGACCCGCCCGACGGCGATTCGGTCCGGTCGCGGACGTTGCGAAAACATCGCGGCGGCGGCGTTATAGACTAACCCGCCGTTCGTTCCGTGGCTGTCGTCCAGTCCATCGTCGGACATATCGGACAGGTCGGAATAAAACTTGATTCGGTCAGCGAACGCGGTATGTTCGCCCAGGATTAACGCGGTCCCGAACCCGACGCGCGTAACTCCCCCGGTTTGTAACCGGATTACGACCTTTACGAAATTGTTAATGTCGCCCATTTTCTTTAATCTCCCAGGTTAATGTTAAACGTTTCGTCGGTTATTCCGTCCGTTATTTCGACCGATTCGATAACGCCGGGTTCATCGTCGAAAACCGATTCCGTCCCGAATATTATATCAGAAACCGCGCGGTTTTCCCAGGTCGTATCGACCAGGGCGGACAGGTCCGTTTCCGCGTCCGTCCGCAAGTATACCAGGGAAACCGCGTTCGTATGTTCGACCAGGATTAAACGGGTTTCCAGTCCCAGGGTGAATTCGATTCCCGGTAATTTCGACGTTACGTCGAATTCGCCGGGGTCCCCCGCCGCGTTCGATGTTACGTTCGGGAATGTCAAATTTATCGCGGTAACGAACGCGTCCCGAATGTCGTCGGCGGACGCGGGGGTTCCCGAATGAACCAGGACGGGTTCGCCGTTAATGGTTAATGAATAATCCGAATCATCGACGACGACGTCGACCCGAACCCGGTCGACCTGGGCGCGGGACAGGTCCCCGTTTACGCCCTGGGAATCAAGGTAACGAATCGCCTTGTCAATATAATCCCCGGCGTCGTCGCCGTAAATGGACAGGGATACGGTAAATTCGACCTGTCGCCGGACTTTGAACAGTTCCGATTCGCCGTTCGGCGGGGGACCGATTATTTCCCGTTCCCCGACCCGGCGACGGGACAGTAATTCCAGGGTCGCGAACGGATAACCCGCCGGACGCGGCGCGGACGCGGTTCCGTCCTGGGCGGGCTGATACGACCAGGACGCGTCCAGTCCGGTCGACGCGTTAATCCAGTCCCATAAACGGTCCTTTAAATCGCCGATTTTCACTTTCGAACCTTTTTCCGGCGCGGTTTACGTGGGGGTTCCTGGTCGTCGTCCGTCGGGGGTTCCTGGTCCTGGACATCGGGGACGACCTTTAATGTTACCGGGACCAGTTCGACAAGGTCGCCGGACGCGATTTTCGGGGCGATATGGGGGAACTGTTTAAACCGTTCCCAGGTCGCCCGGTCGACGGTCGATTCCGCGTTCGGTCGAATGATAAAGTCCCGACCATACGCGAAACCCCCACAAGTTTTATTTAAAACCCGGACCTTGTCCATTATACCGCCCTTTGAATAAAAACCCGGTAATGGTCTAAAATCCCTTGTCCGTAAAAATCGACCCCGATAACCCGCCATTCGTCCCCGTTCCATACGACGACATCGGCGGGCGTTTGTTCGGAATTGTCGACCGTTTTTAACCGGGTCGTCGTATATAGTTTTTTAACTTCCCCGGTCCGTTCCAGTTTCAAGTCCGGGCGCGCCTGGATTTCGTCCGCGCGCGCTTGTTGAACGGACGCGTCAATGGTAAACGTTTCGTCGGGGACGCCGTCGTTCGGCATTAAAACCCGACCCTTTTCCCGGACGACCGGGGTCGTCCATCGTTTAACCTGGACGGGTTCGGTAAATCCTGGTAACGCCTCGTTTACCATTTCGTCGCGGTCCCCTTGTCCAGTTTAAACGAAATCGATTTTCGTAACGTCCCGGTATCAATTAACGGACGGGTCGACCCGCGTTTCCGTTCGATGGTCGACAAGGCGTTCGGTTCCCAGTTACCGTCCCGGATGTTCGCTTGAATGTCCCCGCGAATCTTGATTCCGACCCGCGTTAAAACCCCGGCGGTTTTTTCAATCCCCGCGCCGATTCGTTCCAGTCCGTCCTTTAACATATCGGCATATTTTTCAAGGTTATCGTCGGCGGTCCGTCGCATAAAAGGACGGGACGGAATAACGATGGTCGAACCGCCGGACCTGGGGTTCCGAATTTCCCATCCGAATTCGTTAACGACCGCGTATCGTAAAATCGAGTCGCCGGTTTTTTCGTTCGTCCCGCCGAAAACGCCGACGTCGACATACGACCCTTTAACCTCTTTTCGTAATTCGTCGGTGAACTTTTTATATTCTTCGCCGACCTCTATGGTTTCGCCGTTTTTCATTCGTCCGACGTTTCCCCTGTATCGGTCATAATCGGCTGATTCGATAACCCCGGCGGCGCGGTCCGCGCGGCGCGCGGCGCGTCGTTCCCCGGATGGAACCGATACATCGCTAAAATGGTTTGAACGAACGACGGTAAATCGGACAGTCCGCGCGCGCCCAGGGCGGCGGACATTTCCGACGGGGTCGCGTATGTAACCTGTAAATCGCCCGCCTTTTTCGACTTGACTGGTCCGGCGGGCGCGCCGGACCCGGATGTCGCCGCCGAACTGGTAACGTAATCCATATAAAGGGCGTCGACAATCTGTAAAACCCCCAGGCGGACGGCGTCGGGGATGGTTTCCGGTTCGCCGGAATCGTCCAGGAATTCGTTATTACAGTATTCGTCCGCCATATCCAGGGCGGCGGATAACAGGGCGGACAGGACAAGGTCGGACTGGTTTACCTGGGGGTCGGTTTTCTGTCCCCGGGAAAAGATTAAATCGAACGGGGACGCGGCGGTTAACTTGTACTTTCCGTTCCCCAGGGCGACGGCGGAAAACTGTCCGACAGGATGGTCGGATATAATCGCGGCGACCATCGCGACGGCGATGTCGTTCGCCGATGTCGACGCCGCCGTTATGGAATACGTCCGGTCGAAATCGACCGCCGCCGATGTCGCGCGCAAGGTGAAAACCTGTCCGACGACGACCGGGGACAGGACGGTAACGACAAGGTCGCCGGTTAAGGACCAGGAAATCCGTAACCAGGAACGAACGTCCTGTAAAGTAATGTCCAGTCGTTCCTTTATCGCGCCCATTTATCGACCCTTTTTCGCCGCCGGTTTCGGGGCGGCGTTTCCGATTTTCAGTCGACCCCCGCAAGTACATCGCGGTCCAGGGTCTTTCCCCAGGACGACGCGCGGCGCGCGGTCGTAACGTTTACCGCAATCGGGACAGGTTAAATTCCCGCGCGGGAATAACGCGTCGACAGGGTTCGCGCCTTGCGACAGTCCGCCCATTACGTCGTCCGTTTTTCTTCGATAACGAAATCCCTGGTCGCCGCCGTCGGATGGTCGGGACAGGGGGTCGATTCGTCGGTAACATCGACATCCGTCCATCGGTAAAAATGGAAACCTTTACCGTCGCCGGTTTCAGTTTCGCATACTTTTCGACAATCGTATTCTGTCGACATACTTTCCCCTTTACAGGTCTATTTGAACCCCGGCGACCCGCGCGGCTGTCCCGGTGGTTCCCCGTAAATGGACTTCGAAAATCGCCGGTCCGGTCGGGACATTTCCGACGGTCCCTAAATCCTGGATAATAAATAACGTCGACGTTATCCCAATATATTCGGCGATAACTTTCGCGTTTGTTCCGTCATAAATTCGGATGTCCATCGACGCGCCCGCCGACCGCGCGACCAGGGCGGTTATTTTTTTAATCGTCCCCAGTAAATCCGTTCCGTCGAACTGGAAACGCGAAACAATCGCGTATGTTGTCGTCGTTACGCCGATATATGGACCGGACCCCGCCCAGGAAAAGGACAGGACCCGCTTTTTTCCGTCGACGCTTAATGTCGACGCCTTGACTTTCTTTTTCGCGTTCGACGCGGCGGAATCTTCGATTAAAAACAGGTCGTCCCCGACAACGGACATTTTTTCGGTAAACGACGCGATGTCGCCGTCGGCGCGTTTTAACTGGGCGTCGTCCGTTACGTTCCCCAGTCCGATGTCCGACTTTGTCGTCGAATGAGGGTTCCCGGTCGTCCCGGAATGAGTGTAACCCTGTTTCGCCTGGGACGCGGTTACGGCGTTCGGTCCGCCGGTATCTAGTCCCTGGTCCGTCCCCTGTGAATGTCGGGCGGCGGAATTTAACGCGATGTCCGTATGAACATACGCCGAATCGTGGGCGGATACGGCGGCGGCGGCGGTCCCGGTCGGGTCCGCGCCGACCTGGACGGCGGTCGTCGCGTGGGGGTTATCGGTTCGGACATCGTGGTCGCCGTCCGTAACCTTATCCAGTTCCGCCTTGTTCGTATGGGAATGTCGCGCCGCCGTATTTAACGCGATGTCGGAATGAACGAACGCGGCATTATGGGCGGCGACGGCGGCGGCGGCGGTCCCGGTCGGGTCCGCGCCGACCTGGACGGCGGTCGTCGCATGGGGATTGTCCGTTCGGACATCATGGTCGCCGTCGGTTACTTTATCCAGTTCCGTTTTATTCGTATGGGAATGTCGGGCGGCGGTATTCAAGGCGATGTCGGAATGGACGAACGCGGAAGTATGGGCGGACATCGACGCCGACGCCGTTCCCGCCGGGTCCGCGCCGACGTCGTCGGCGTCCAGGACAACGATTCCCGCTTGTCCGTTTACCGTTATAACGCCGCCCGGACTGGAAATCTTTAACCAGGAACCCCCGCCCAGGGAAACCGCGTAATCGCCGACGGACCAGGACGAAATCCCGCCTAGGTTCGTCGTTCCGGCGACCTTTACATACCAGTAATCCCCGACAGGCGGGGACAGAATGGTAAGGTCAGGACTGTTCGCGTTCGCGTCCCAGTCCCCCCGGATGTTTAACCCGCCGACGGTCGCGACATCCTGGGGGATATATTCGTCCGCGATTCCATCGTAAATTAACGCCTGTCCGTCGTCCGGCGGCGTCGATGAAACGCGAATTCCTTGAATACTTCCCCCGCCTATTGGATACGGCATATTAACCCCCGGCGACGATTTCGATAACGTTATCGTTTACGGCGTCGGTTTCGACTTTAACGTAACGATACGCGTTCGCGAAACCGGAATGTTTTTCCCCGGCGACGGTTAAAATCATTTCGCCGGTTTTTCGATAGGTAACGCCGTCCATCGATCCCAGGATGTCGAACGTCGCGCCGTCGGACGACGCGACATAAATTTCCAGGGAAGTTTTAGGAAACTGTCCGGTATCCAGGACCAGGGATAACGCTCCCCCGGTCGATTCATCCCGAACGGCGAACGCCTGTTTCGTTTGTATCATCGATTAACCCCTTTTTCTTTTCCCCTTTTTCGGGGATTTCGCGGGCGCGGGCGCGGGCGGCGACTGGTCGCCCTGGTCGCCCTGGTCG